AATAACATCGCAGCTTTCATTGATGTCTTCCAGGTTGCGGCGTGATGTTATTCGCGCGCAAGACCTGGTTGCGTGCTAGGAACCAGAAGTGAACTGATAGCGGATGACCCGGCGAAACACCAGGATCCTCGTTCACTCGTTCTAGGAGCCCACGAATGGGATTATCCATTGCTTTTATGGGAAATTGAATGGGCCGGCATCTGCGAAGAGATCGATGCCGAACGTAGCGTCCGATGAGATTGAGGACTGTGGAGCCCTCCATCGAAGAGGAGCGCGGAGTCGGGCATGGATCTCTGACGGCGTCCTTTCTCATGCTCGTGCTGAGCGATGGGGCTGTGCTTGGCGCCCTCGCTACTGGGTTTCGTTTCGGCTGGAGCCGCGGCCCCACCTGTCCCTACTTTGAAACCGGCCACGATTCTTCCTTGCGTGAGCCCATCGCTGTGCCTGGTCGGGTGATCCGGCGATGCGCCAGGACCCTGACATGATTGTTCCAGATGCTCGGCCCAAATTGAAACCCAGCCTGCCGCATCTCCGTCACCAAGCGGCGCCCTTGGTGCGGGATAAAGGCGCACTGAAGCATCGTCGAATGTCGTGACGAACGAACATCACATCCTCCGCTTCGGCTTCCGGCGGGCTGGGAAATGGTGAGCGCGACAGGACTCGAACCTGCATGACAACCACACAAGTCTTTGGTGGTTTCTCACTACACCCTTGCCGACTTGCTGGCTTGGATGTGCCGCTGGCGTCTGCGTTCCGCCACGCGCTCATGGGGAGGACTGCGCCACACACATAAAACCCCGAACGGCAGGATGACAAACCTGGCCATGTTCTACTCAGGGGTTTTATGATGGTGAACTTGGTCGGCTTCATGGAGCGAAACACTCCGGCCTCATTCAAGTGTATTGCTGGCACAGTCCAGTGACGCCCATGATCAGGCATGCTGATTAGATTAATGAGAACTGATCAACATATCCAAAGATGGGCGCCACGAAAATCATCTCAGGCTGCGATCCTTTTTCCCAGAGCTGACTTGATCTTGTGCAGTTCATTGGCCTTCACCCTGGGGTAGAGCGAACTCAAGCACCAGGCGAATTCCACGCAGTCTCCATTGCGGAAGGCCCTCCGGCACCATCGCCCACCGCCTTCGATGACCCGATACTGTACCTGCGATGGGCTGAGCTTCGTTCGTTCTGCGATGCTGGCTGTAGTCTGACCCAAGCGGGCCAGGACCAGCACTTCGAGATCCTCGGGATTGGCGAGGAAGTTTACTTTGTGTTGATGTTTCATGTTACTTATTGTGAATATTGAGTGCCGCTTGGATGGCGACCTGCACGGTGGCGATGGGAGTACCGCAAACCGGGCAGAAGCGACAGACCGGGCCTTCCGCCTGCCTCCTCGTCCACTTGCGCTTCGGCTTTCCCGTGCTGCCCAGCCCCGGGTTCCCGCGCATGTGCTTCGTGCCATGCTTCTGGCGGTCATGCATGCGGATCGCCTGCTCCACTCCGAGTTTGTTTTTGTTGTGAAACTGCTTTCCGCATTTCGGGCATTCTAGGTGGTACATGTTTTCTCTTTCATTTGTCTGTTGTGGTTGCTACTTCAGCCGGCTGTTCTTCGTCCGACCGAAATGGATTCTCCCTGGCCATGAACACAGAGAGCTGGAATTCATTCATGGAGGCAATCTTCTTCATGTGCTCGTCGCCAATGAAGGCGTCGTTGTACTTCTTTCTCAGCAGGGACAGCACCATGCCTCTGTCTTGCGCTTCCATGTTGAAGTACCCCGATACCAGGGATCGGAGGTCGCCCAGTCTGAAGACGATGAACCGGCTGTCCCGCTTGGTGTACGAACTGGATACAGGATCTGGAGGGCCGACTATGTAGTAGTCTCCAGGTTGCGCGCTCAGGTGCGACAAGGCAAACTGCTTCGCTTCTTGCTCATCCTGGAACAGCTTCACTCCAAACAATTGCCGGCGCTTCCTGGGGTTGGGATTCAGCTTTCTTTTCCAGACGACTCCGAATCCGACGGGTTGGTTGTGGTCTATCAGGTTCATCGTTTGTAATATAAGTTGTGCGTGCTATTGTCTTATCTTCCAGGTAACATTTTGGAGTGTCCACCATCATGGTGTCCCATTGAAAGGCATCCATCTTCTCTTGCCTTACCTTGGAGCACATGGCCATCAGGTCTGCGGTGCTCAAGCGAGGGCGACGCATGGTCTTCCGCATGAATCGAGCGATGTATTTGTTCTGACAATCCATGCCGTGCTTATTAAACCATGGAACGAATCTTCGCATTGTCTCTTGAAGACTGAATGAAGACCAGACTTCCGCAATGTATCCACGGCGTATCCAATAGCGGGCGCTCTGGAGTGCCTGATCCATACTGCGGAATCTTATGTTGAACCTCATGCGATATTCCCGGTGAACCAGCCAATAGATGGGATGACGGCAGTGCCATTTGATTGCAATCAGGTTGTTCATTTCTCTTCGATCCTCACATGGTCGCCCCAGGGCATCTTCTGCTCGGTGGTCATGGCCCAGATCACGGGATACTCGGGCGCCTGCTTTGGCACATCCAGCCAGCCATCCGTGATGACGATGACCACGGCGGGCGGCTCCGGAATCTGATTCACCCGCTCGAATGCGCTGACGCAGGAGGAACCTCCTCCACCGTATGCCTTCTTCGGCACTTCATCTCCAGGCTCCAGCTCCACCCAGTCATGAACCTCGGTATCGAATGGAGCGAAGATCAGCTTCTCAGGCTTGCAGGTCTGAAGGATGGACTGGACGTGGCCCATCACCATGTTGACCAGATCCCACATGGATCCAGAGCAGTCACCCAGGACCACGACTTTGCCCATGCCCTGGCTGTGCAGCGAGGGCAGGATGAACCCAGAGTGGGCGTACCTGCGATTAGGGCGCATGAAGTCGTAGTCGTTCTTCGCCACGGCGGTCAGCAGATTGCGGAGGATCTCCTGCCAGGGAGTCTTTGGATTGATGATGTCGCCCACCAGCTTCTCGATCCCTGCCGGCAGGCTGCCCTGCGCCTTGGCGATGGCCACAGCCTGGGCAATCTTCTGCTCCCACTCCTGCTTGAGGATACGCTGCATAGCTTCGTCACCCTGGGCCTCGGTGAACTGGCCGATGTTCTCGCCAGGCTTGTCCGGGTTAGGCTCAGAGTAGGGCTGACTGCCACCGCCTTCTTCCTCTTCATCTCCTGGTTCATTTCCTGATCCATCGTTGGATTGGTTGGACTTGCCATTGCACTTGCCCTTCTCCTCAGGCTCCGGCTGCCGCTCCTTCTCCAGGATTGCGTAGATCTGCTCGAAGACCATGTTGTTGAACCTTCGGTCGAAGCACCCATCTGGTGGCATCTCCATGCCGGACTGCACCAGGAGCGCATTGATCTCGTAGTCCGCGGCGATCTGTTGCAGCTTCCTGTCCCATTCCTTCCTGAACCTGAGCGGATGGAGCAGCATGCAGTGGCAGGCTTCGTGCGCCTGGAGGAACGTCACCCATTCGTCCTTGGTCATGACCTGCTCCAGGAACATGGGATCCCAGAACAACTGCCTTCCGTTCGTGCACGCTGTGCCCACGGGAGCGGCGATGTGTTCCAGCCCCCAGACCAGCGTGGCCCAGTAGGGCTGCCTCATCAGCAGCTTCGCCAGGCAGTGGTCCCAGCGTTTGGATTGCTTTGCCAGGATGTTGGCGTAGTCGGTTGTGGTTTTCATTTTACCTCCGGATACTTTTGGTAGTCATAGGGGGTGGCGATTCGATCTTCGATCCATCCGATTCCCACCCACAGTTTGACCACTCCATTGTGGATTATCCTTTCGATTTCCTTCTCCTTTCCGGCCACCATTGCGATGGTTGACACGTCCCGGAATGAGACCGGCTTTGGTTTGCGTAGTTTCATAACCCACACACAATGTCCCGGTTGTCCTTGTGATTTGCCCACTTGTTGAATCCCTTGGTTGAGACGATGTCTTTGCATCTCCGATGACTGTCCTTCACGAACAGCGTCTCGAACGCCTTGGGCATGCGGACCGCGTACCTCAGCGCCGTGTCGAACGTGGACTTCGATGACCGATGGGCCAGCGCCGTGGTCACTGCGTAGAGGATGGAGGCGTCCTTCATCTCGGGCACGGGCGCGTTCTCCGGATCCAGCAGGATGGCATCGATGTCCGGAGCCTTCGCCATCAGTTCAAAGGTGGCGTAGAACTCGGTGGCATCCGCCTGTCCGACAGATCCTGTCCAGATTTCCTTCACGCCCATGTTGGTCTCCAGCAGTTTCTCCTGCTCCTTCTCACTCAGCTTGTCCTGCGGCGTGAGGTCAGGCTTGTATCCCTGGTTGCACCAGAGCCCAACGTGCGCCCAGTTGCGCGGGCAGGGCGACTGCTTCAGCTCCTTCGTCGGGGTGAAGTTGTGCAGCCGGAGCGGGTGGTTGCGGATGTGGACGATCAGCTCCACCGGCATGTCGTGCACCAGCGCCCAGTTCACCCAGTCCTCCACGCTGACATCGAAGTGAATGATGGTATCGAACCTGGACTTCAGCGCCTCCATGAATCCAGTCACCCCGGACATGTCCGTCGTCCGGTTGCTGCTGCTGGCGAAGGTCAGCCGATCGGGCAGCTTCGTCCCATTGAATCGGCGCCTGGTGATGACGTTGGCGTAGGCTTTCTGCATGGAGAAGTCCGCCCAGCCCAGGTCTTCCAGGTTCCAGATGATGAAGTCCTCGGTCGCAGTCAGGGCTTCGTGCATGGCACCGAACGGCAGGAACGTGGCGTGCTTCCTGTCCTCGGATGGGAAGGGGAATCCCGCCGGCACCGTGGGATCCTCCATGTAGGGGAAGGTGATGATGTACTTCACGCTCCCGATCTTTCTCAGTTCGGACACGGACTGGTCAAAGACGTCCGACTTGCCCACGCCTGGCTCGCCTTCGAGCAGGAGGGATCTTCCGTGTTTGTAGCAGTCCAGGATGAATGGTATCAATCTACTGCTTCTCATTTTTCTATCTCACTTTCTGTTTGGTTGTTGTTTCAGCACCGCATTCAAATCACATACGCCTTCAACTTTCGGCAGAGATCGTCCGCCTTCTTTTGCTGTTCGGATCGGAAGTCCTTGTTCTTGCGCAGGGCCTCCGGATCCACGATCAGGGTGGCTCGCATCTCATCGGCGAATGCCTGGAGCTGGGGATCTCCGAGCAGGTTGTACTTCGGCACCAGGTTCACCATGGTCACGATGTTGTTGACCAGGCTGTTCTTGAAGCTGGCCTCTTCGTCCTTCAGCGTGTCCACCATGCGCTGGATGGGCGGGATCATCTGTCGGAGCAGGGTTCGCTGCCCTTCGACCAAGGCATCCTGCACTTTGCGGTCCGTCTGCTGGGCCACCTCCTGCACCTCTTCGTCAATCATGTCGAGCATGAAGTGGCTGCCCGCGGGAATGGGGAAGTACTGCATGTCGATCTTGAATTGGGCGCGGAATGCTTCCTTGCTGGGCGGGTAGTCGGCGCGATTGAAGATGCCATTCCGGCTGGCCTTGGCCTGGTCAATCCAGTCATCGAACTTGTCGGAGATTCGGTCCGCTTCCTTCATGGCTGCCCGGATCAACTCCCCCGCCCTGGCACTGGCATCGAAGTAGATGGATGTGGGCATGAGGTAGAGCGATGCCGCGAATGGAAACGTCACGCCTACAGGAGGCGGTCTTCGCAGATAGGTGGACACTCGGGAGGCTGCGGTCTTCCAAGGCTGCAAGACTGGCGCCGGCCACAAGTTCTTCACGTAGTTGCCTGAGTCTTCGCTGGCGCTGTGCGCGGTGTGGACTTCGCGCGTCAGCTCGTCATCGGACTTGGTTTGCCCTGGCGTTTCCACGGTGACGTGGACCAGGAGGGCACGGTTGCGTACGGTATCAACTGTATTCATTTTTTGTTTTGTCTTTTTGTTTTCCACCCTCTTCGTTCATCCGGCGGGGTGATTGCCGGAAATGGGTTGGAGATTTTCCAGTGCGCTTAGGAATGAGGATCGCGAAGGATGTTCGGATAGGAGCGCCAGCCGTTCCGCCATCCGGGTTACCTGCTCGGAGTCCAGCCTTTCCCGATGGTAGACCCAATGCTTTTCCAGGGCGCGCTCCACTTTGCCATCCACTGCGTCGAGTTCAGTCTTGAAATCCTCAGGCCAGTTGGTCCGGACCCGCTCCAATCTTCTCGTCCAGTCCTCCAGATCTTTAGAGATCCAGGTTTCAACACGCGCGTTGCTGGGCCTGAGTTTACCAGCGCAGAATTTGAGCCGCGCCATCTTTTCTATGGTGGTGGAGATGACGGAGAGAATGACTTGGCGCGCATCAGGATTACATCCCCGACTACCGTATTCATAGATCAGGCAGGTCATACTTCGCCTGTACGCAGCACCACTGACCAGGCCCTGGTGCCGCCGAGTGGTGTGCCCATATCTGCCCATGTTGAGCGCGGTGAAGTGGATTCCCTGGTGAGAATAGAATCCCCCGATCACTGTGCTGTAGCTGCGGATGACGTTGCCCTCGAAGCTGAAGTTCTTCTGAGGATTGCGGGCATCATGCAGCCTTTGCGCGGCCCACAGACTGGCGATCATGTGGGTCGGGTAGACGTGGCGTGTTCTTGGCATAGCTACTCCAATGGTGGGGGGAATTCAGTGGGCTTTCGGATTCGTTTCAGCACGGGTTTTCCGTAGTTGTCCTGCTCCCAGGGCACGAGGTCCACCCTTTGTCTTTCTCCGGCAACCAGGACCGAGTAGGCCACGACTTTGCCATCGATCCGGATGACACCTTCGATCTGATTATAGGTGTGCCCATTCTCATTGGCCTTTAGCTCCAGCCATAGGCGCTCGCGCAAGGCGAGGAGTAGTATCCTGGCTTCGTTCTGCTTGGTGAGCAGCTTGTCGGTCTCGGATAGGAAATGGCTGAGTTGTTCGCGGTTCATGTGGCATCCTCCATCTTGTAACAAGGGCACCAGACTTTGCGGTCGCTTGAGTACTCCCAGCTGTCGGCCAGCTCCATGTAAGTGGTGCACGCGGGAGGCTCATCCAGTCCGAATATGACTGCGGTTTCGTCCATGTACAGGACGAGGAACACAGCACTCTTATGTCTCCTGTCCCGCACCCAGAAAACTGGAGGGTAGTCCTCCGGCTTCATGGGGACTTTGACTGTGTACGGCTCGGGTTTGATGCGATACTGAGCAGGTTCCCCTGGAAAGGCCGGCCTCTCTACATCCAGCCAAGGTTCTTCTGGATCTTCTTGGAACTGTATTGTTTTTCCTTCGGCGAATGCTTGAAGCACCCCGTTGTCCAGTAATGTTCTGCAAGTTTCTCTTGTCATGTTACTACTTTCTGTTGGTGGTTACGCTGACCAGCTTCTCCCTGAGATCCGGCGACCGGTCCACCAGCGCGCGCATCAGGCGGAACCAGCCCTCCGAGGTGCGCTGACGGCGGGACTTTGCGGGTATGTGGTTGCGGTTAAGGTGGGGAAGGGTGAGCTGTTTCATTTGTCAGGCAGGGTGCGGCAGATGTAGAGCGCAGAAGCGGCCACCGAGAGACAGAGCATGACGCTGCATGCCCGTTCCCAGGTGAAGTCCAGCCTGAACATGAGGACGATGCCGGCCAGGGACACGCCTAGGGCGAGAGTGAATAGGTAATAGGCGAAGAGTTTCATGATGTTGGATGGGGGAATCCTTCACAGGCCATGGCATCGCACTTCGACAGGATGGGTCGAATGAACTTGATTTTGTTCTTGCGCTTGCGCCTACGGTTCATCTTCCGCACGGCGCGCTCCGCGATACACGACTTTCCCACTCCGGGACTGCCGGTTGCAGCCTTGGGGTTGATCAGAAACTTGGCATAGTCTCGCATCATTTCCCTTTCTGCTTCGCGAATGTTTTTGATGGTCAGTTTGCTCCAACTTCTTGGTATCTTGTATTTGGTTTTCATGATGTTGAATTCGTCTTGTATTCCAGGATGTGCGCGATTTTGTAGTCCTCCCCTCCGAGATGGATGACGTTCAGGTATCCGACTTCCTGCATGTCTGCCATCTGCATCCAGTGGCCATTGCTATCGTCATATATCCCGGTCCAGCTAAACCCTCCCTCGAACTGGACGTGGCAGATGTGCTGTCCTGCTTGGAGCTGGTGGCAGTGGCTGTATGATTTCAATTGTTCGATGCTCATTGTCTCACCTTGGTTTCGAGATACTCGATCAGATACTTTGCGTAGCTGACCACGTACTCACGGCCGTCGAATGTGAACAGGCCCGCTTCGTCCTTCACAGCCCGCGCATAGGCGAGCTTGAAACGGTTGAAGATGGGCCGGGTCCACATGACTTTGACTTGTTCGGACATGGTTTACCTCGGGGGGATGTAGTCCACGACTAACACCCGGTTCGACAACACCGGATGGTTGTGCCTCCACTCCTCCTGCTGGCGGAACTCCTCCCGCTTCTGTTCCTTCCGCTCGTGCCGGGAGCGTTTAGGTAACGGCAATGTCACCGCTTCGCCATCCAGGTGGATGACGCGCTCGTCGGCGTGGTGGTTGAACTGATGTTTGCCGTGCGTCCCGATATTGACGGGACGGGGACGGCTTTCGGTGAACATGACTTTGATCTTCATTTTCTCTCTGTGTTGTGGTTGTGTTGTTGGTTCAGTACCGCAGGGGAAATCAGTGCCAGGGCTTGGTTCCGCTTTTGATCAGGACCATCCAGTACAGGTGGTCGTCGGGGGTGATGCATCGCATGTCCAACAATTCATCCAGCCTCCAATAGGCTTGCATCCATTTTCCATTGGCCATGTCGGAGGCGACGCGCCGCAGCCAGTGAATGCGGGCGCGGGTTTCCAGATTGCCCAAGGTTCTCAGATCCTGGATGGTGATGGGGTTCATGTGCGGTTCTTCTCCCGTTCCTGACGTTCCCGGATGACCGCCATCTCCAGATACCACTCTGCGGCCATGAGCCCGGAAACGGCTTCCTCTAGGGAGGCGCGCTCACTCTTCGCATTTCTTTCCAATCTCAAGGCATACTTCAGGCATAGTTCCGATGAGATCAAAGGTTTCCATTGCGGCCTAGGCACGCCCCACGCCTTAGGATAATGGGAATCATTCATTTCATCAAGTCCTGGAGCGTGATCGGCCCTTTGTCCAGAGACGCAGCGGCCACGGTCAGCTTGAACAGGGAGGATTCATTCAGCACAATTCCGCCGCCGGGGAACGGATTTTGCGGGTTGTTTATGCCCCATTCCAGAATGGCTCTCCTCAGTTCCATGCATCCCCCGCAGTTGCACATGGGGGAGGACAGGTCGGAGAACATCTCCTTGTAGGCCAGGATAAGGAACTCCCTATGTGTCATTTCTTTCTCCTTCGTTTCTTCTGCGCCAGGATGACGGCCAGCTCGAACCGTTCTTCGTCCGTGAGTCCGTACGAGGGATCTTCCGCAATCCTGCGGCGTTGCTCCATGTTCCACTTGCCTAGCTCCTTGGCGCAAACTTCTGCATATCCTTCGCCCCACCGTCGGCGGACGGAGCGGAAGATGAGATTGGCAAAGGGGGACATGTTACGGAATGAGTTCTCCAATCTGGCACCAGGCGAGGTGCGCGAATGTCGGCTTTTCGCCCTCCTTCGCCCGGTTCACGTTCCACGAGGAATACAAGTGGATGGGCTCGCCATTTGTGTATCCGGAGTAGTGGCAATACTCCAAGATGGGTGATGGAAATGCGCCGAAGATGGCCGCCGCTTCGCTTTTCTCCGCGGCCACGATGAGGTCTTGCATGATCTGCCTAACCTCCTCTTTGTTATTCAGGTTACGCGCCCCCATCTCCATTCCGTCTGGAATGTTAACGATGGTGAAGCCGATCTTCTCAGCGTCGGAGAGCTGGTCGGCTGTTGGAAGGTGCCGACTAAACCACAATGCTTGTTTCATTTTGTTTCCTTTTACTTGTTTCCGATCGAACTCGCATGTCCTTCCCAGCTCACGTAGCCGTGTGGCCTGTCCACGTACACCTTCGGCGTGTACGACCTGACTGCCCAATCTCCGCCCACAAAGCCGTGTTGCGCGGCCTTGTCGGAGATCATGTTGACGGCCCTCATGATCCACTTCTGGGAGCAGACCCGACCCTTGTGATGGATGCGCGCCTGGTAGTGGTATCCATCCGCGGCCTTCGTCCGGAAGGACACCAGGGTTATCCGCCTTACTTTGATCATTTTCTATCTCCTGTTGTTGGTTGTTTGGTTAGATGTCCGCAGCCTCGATGCCCAACTCCTTCGCCAGGGCGTAGACATCTCGGATTTCCATCTTATCCACCTCGGCGTATGTGGCGCCCAAGGCGAGGGCCACGGCTACGCAGAGCCGCTGATAGTGGAGCCGATAATATTCTAGGTTGTAGTCCATATGTTCATTTTTGCTGTTTGGTTGTTCGCCATGAAAGAAACCCGCATGGCGGACGGGAAAAAGAAATGGAGGAGTGACGGTCTTGAGCGGCTTGCACGCTCGCGGATGGGCAGTCTCCTGCTGGCTCCGCACTCCTCCCGGTGGTTTGTTGGTTTGCTTGTGTCCTTTCTTGTCCCAGGTTGACGTTTGAACCTGCCCGGACATTTCACGCTCATCTTCCACGGTTGCGCGGGTGGGATTGGGACCCTGATGCGATGGATGGTTTCCCGAAGATTTTCCGGGCGCCACCGCTCCGCTTCCCGCCTGTCTGGAAAAGACGACATGTCCTTCCGGTTGCGCCCCGTTCCACCTGCCGCCACGCTATTCACTTTGCGTGTGCCATTGAAGGACAGCGGCAGCAGGATGTCCACGAAGTTTTTCACCGCGACTTCGCTCGTGTGGATTGGATACCACGGGAAGGGCGGACGCATGGCGTATGCCGCGCATGCCCGCCGATTCCCCGGACGCGCCTTGCCCCGAAGCTGGTCTGATTAGGCTGCTTCGCACCGCTCTTGGCCATGCCCTTGGGCCGCGGAAATGTCACGGCAGATCTCCTGCCTTTCCCGCGGAAGCGGTACGAACAAACGAGTGGCCGAATGATAGACCCCAGCTTCGCCTCTCAGGAATTGACCGCGCATGACGGTTATTCCGAGAGACAAAAGTACTGCTGCCTGTTTCGGCTTCTCATCGCCATTCGGCGTCTCGCCTATGACTTGCGCTTGCCTCGGCTTGGCCACTGGCCTTGCCATGCTGCGCTATTGCGGCTTTTTGCGTGCCACGCGCTTGAGGCTTCTCGCCTCATGCCTGCCCGCTGTTCAGGCTGGCCACTAGCTTTGCTGGCCTAGTCCGCAACGGGCAGAAATGGGGCGAGCCAGAGGTTGTGCTGTCCCTCTGGCCCGCTTGTCAGTCCAACCGATTTCCAGACCGTCTACTTGCTTGCGCCTTCCCGCGCCACGCCAAGAGCTTTCCCGGTGCCTTCCTTGGCTTCACGCCGCACCTTGGCTTCTTGCTCTGCCCGCTTTTCCCCTGCCGCTCTGGCAGAGTCTAGTGCCTTTTGCGCCCACTCCGGAAGCTTGGCGATGCTGAGCTTGAATCCCGCAAACTTGCGGAGACTGGCAAAGCGCGCTCGCACGACGGCTAATTCCGCGCCTACGATGGCCCGCTCCTCTGTAGTGGCGGGGATGGGCAAGCTATCCTTGCCGTTGTCGTACCGGAGCAATACCGCATTGAATCGCACGCGGAGTTGAACCGCTTGCTGTTCGCACGCGTTGCGTTGCGCTTGCGTACTCAAGTCATGCTTGGTAGCCGATCGGCGATTTCTCGCCACGTCGGCCACCGCGCCTTGCTTGTCGAACGTAGCAGCATCGCGCTGACTCAACCTAAGGCTGCCCGGTCGGGCGTTGGCGTGCCACGCTGCGAGTTTATCGGCATTGAAGCGCTTCTCCGCGTCCCGGATGGCCCGGAATGTCTCAGAGGGTAATTCTGCTTTCGGAGCCAGTCCCAAGAGGCTTCTCGCCTCATCGAGTGCCGCGTTGAAGCTTAGGCGCTTCTTGGCGTTGTCCCAGTGCTTGCTGACAAGCGCCGCAACGTCGAATGTTTCCGGCGTACTAACAGTCTGCCGAGTGATTGCCGGAGAAGCAATCCTGCCCGCGTTGCGCGAGCCATTGCCATTGCCGTTGCGCTTGCTCTGCCCGGTGCCATTGCCGTTGCGGCGGATGGCCAAGCGGGCAGCGGTTCTGGCGATTTCTGGCACTGTTGGGGTAACGGCTGCCGGTTGTGTCGCCAAGGTTGTGTTGGTCTGTTGGTCGGTTGTGGTTTCGGTTGTGGTTGGTGTCATAACTCATTTTCCAGTCCACTCCCTGAACCGTTGCGCAGCGTGCGTGCCGTAGTGGCAATGCGTCTGGCACCAGGAAGCTTCTCGCGACCCGCGTGCGCTGCGACCGTATGTCAAGGAACAGACTGACGGTGCCATTGTCGTTGACGGGACAGAAACGGTCTAGCCAGTATTACTACGTGTTTTTGAGTTAGTAGTTACCCTATGAGCACTAAGGGAAATGCTTAGGGTGCGAATGGAAAGGATTAGCTGGACTTTATTAAGAGTCTTTACTAAAGAAAGCTAAGGAAATCGGCATGGGTGGATATAGGCAAGGTTAAGAAAGTTAGGCAAGACTATACCATTTGATGCATTTAGCTAAATGGCTAAGTCCCGTTCCCTCGGGCCGAGTTTTTTGGGGTATAGGTTGGAAAAACACCACTCAGAGAATATCGCATTCCTTTACTGGCTTTGCTTGCGTAACTCCTTGTCGTTGCTATGGTTTAGCTCGATTCGACCAGGGTGCCCCGGGGTATCGCGGGGTGGCCCCCGGCGCGTCGCGTGCAGTTGAATACCCTTTCATGCAGTACCTCGAAAAATTCTCCTCCACTTTCCCTCCCCCCTCTTTCTCCTGTACCCCTCTGTAGGACGCATCCTAGCCCCCTGACTCCCCCGGGACCACCATCTTACCGCACCCACCCCATCAAAATTCCTACAAGGGGTAGTTTTAGGGGGTCCTGGAAGATTTAATCACGTTTTGGAACGGTAGGGCATGAGCGGATAGAGGGGGCAATCAGGAATTCGGCAGTCCACGGCGCCGTCTCGGTAGCCGTTCATGCACTCGTAGCACTTGGCCTGGATGCACTGGCGCTGCGTGAGGCGTTTTCCGTGTATGTGGTTGATAAGATGCCTTCTGCCGGCGTGTCGGGGTGATTTTTTGATGCTTTCTATGGTCATAAATCCTCAGTTTTCAGGCATTTTCATCTCAATTTGCTCGAATTTCTGCTCTTTTTCCATCGGATAGATCAAACCGACCCGAAAAACGCCCTTTTTCCACACAGGTTCCCACCATGAGGGCCGAATTCCCGCGGAAACCAGTCGTTCCATCTCCACCGCGAAGTCCCTGAACCGGATTTCGACCTCGGTTGGTCCCAAAAGTCGTCCATCGCCAGCCACCGGATCGGTTTGGAGGGGAAGTTGGTCGTTTTTCATGGTTTCTGAGACCGAACGGATGAGACTGAGCCTGATTTTTTCTCAAATCTCACAATTTTAGTCTGCATAGTATACATGAGATTGGACAAATTATTGGTTTTCTGAGAAATCCCAAATCTCAGCGCGCTTGGCGTTAAGTGTTCCCTGAGAAATAGACTGAGAACGGCTCTGAGTCCGGTCTCAGAGGCCGGGGTATTACCCAGAAGGGTATACCCCGCCGGTCTCAGCCTATGTCTCAGTGAACATGGACGCCCGGAAGAAAATCGTCTATTGACACCGTGTCTCACTCGTGGTATTCTGGTCTCGATATGAAGAATATGAGACAAATCCCGCAAACCCTGAAAGTGGTTTTGAACATGCCGGCGCTCTCGCACTGGCCGGACAGGGAGCAACCATTCGACATCTCCCAAAGTCAGGTGACGCAATGGCTGATCCAACAGCCGGACTGTCTTTCCTGGTTGTTTGAGTCGGTTCGATGGCGCGGTCTGATTGTGTTCAACGAGGAATCCAAACTCTGGGAAGGTGTGAAGGACGAGAAGCTGATTCCCTCCCGAAAACCCGGACCAACAGCTCCTGGACAGCCGGCTCCCAGAGCAAAGCGAATCAGTCTGGAGGACTTTGAAAAGGCTCAGGACGAAGTGGATTCTGTTCTGGACAGACTGAATATCCGCCCCAGGGAATGGTTGAGAGAAGAGGTGTCCAGGACCTGTCAGAAATTGAACATCAGTCGGTCGTCTTACTATCGATACGAGAAGGAACTGAGAGAGAAGCAGGCTTCGGCTAGAAAAGCGAAGCAGGAGCAGGGAAAAATCAGCTATCCAACTCATGGCCCTGACGATCCAGAACAGCCGTCCACTTCTCCGTAGCCCCGCGCCAGACTTTCCCCTCTGAATTGAGCTTTTCCTTGATTCGATGGAAAATTGTTCGGGACACGCCAAGCTCAACGAAAGTCCTTTTCTGCCATTCTGACGTTGTAAGATCTTTGGCTCTAAGCAATTGAAGGATATTGTCTGCCATGGAGTTTGAGGCGAGATTTTCCTGTGAAACTTCACCCATCACGGCCTCCTCGTCGGTCTGTTCCCAGAAAATTCCCTCCTCGGAATGCTTCACCCAGACATCAGAAGTTGCCTCTCGCTGGAGATCGAGGGCGCCGGCTCTTTCCCCGCGCTTGGTGAACATCAATTTGAAGCCGTGGTCGGTGATTTGTCTCAAAACAACGTACGCCCTTGCCCAGTTTGTAAGTTCCGCGGATCCGGTGCCGAAATAGGAGTAGTCAGTGGCCGTCCAGTGGGACCTGGCTTTGGCATCTGCCGGCGGCTTGGTGGTGTGGTGCAACGGCATCCAGACAATTCCCGTTGCTTCCGAGATGGGATTCAGATGGTGGCGCAGGAAGGAGGAGCATTCCTTCTGGTTGGAAATATCCTCTCCAAAGAAGGCTAAAAGCGGGTCTACCCAGACCAAATCCGGCTTGTGGGCATCGATCAATTTTCCGGCCACTTTTGCGAATTCCACGCCGGTTGCGACCTGGTTGCGGACGATGATGATGTTTCGTTGTAGATGATCAATTTTATCCTTTACTTCATTGGATGGGATCTTCATGCCCCAGACAACGCCCTTTACCATGTCGGCCAGGTCTCCCAAGTCGTTCTCCGCCTGGATGAACAGAGAGCGGATGAATTTCCTGGCCGGAACTCCGAAAAATTCCATCATCAGAGCCCAGAAGCAGGCGGCCTGCATGGCGATGGATGACTTGCCTATGCCGGAGGCGCCGACCCAGACGCAGCAGCCGCCCCTGCATAACCATCTTCGCCGGCCCAGGAGCTGGTTTGGATCGTTTTCCGGATCGAACTGGATCAGCTCCCGGATGGTGATGTGCTGGCCGAGGGATTGATTCTGCCTCCAGACTTTCCATTCGGAAAAGGAGGCTTCCCCGATGGCCAGGGCGTAGAGGCGCTGCTCCTGGCCTTGCCGATGGGCGCCGGGAAGGCGGGAGAACCTGGAGGAGTTCTTGTTTTTGGGATCAAGTTCGTTGCGCCCCGAGAAAAATCGGTAGACTTCCTCCTGGCGGGAGCGGTACTCGTCGGCGTTGGATGCGTCCACCCGGACCCAGGCGTGGAGCGAGCGTTTTCCGGAGTAGAGGACCGCGGCGCAGGGCAGATGGGATTGGCGGATGAGGTTCCATTGTTCCTCCAGGGTTCCCTCATCAAATTCCACCAGGAGATGGCGGAAGGATGTGACATCGGCATCGGATCCGCAGCCGGATTTCATCGGGTTGACCCGGACGTAGAGGCCATGAATGGTGGCCGGCTCCCGCGTCTGGAGATAATCCGGGCAGCCGTTTTCTTTTTCCAACCGGGTTAGGAGATCTTCTCTGGAGTGCGTGGTCTTCGCGGGCGGCTCCGGTATCAGGCGAGTTGGGTCTTTGGGATTTACGATCGCGCGCGCGATGCCGACGTGTTCTCCCGGCAGGAAGACGGACTGGATGAACTTGGAGCAGGCGACGGCATTGTCGAAGGGCTCCGGCAACGGCTCCCATTTCTGGCGGTCCAGTTTTGCAAAACATTCGCGTTCGGGAGCGGATTCGGATGATGCGGGCGCCGCGGAAGAAGTGGAGGAGACAGAAGTGCCTTCCAGACCATGCTCCCAGGCCGGGGAAGAGGTGTGGGAGGATGTGTGGCTTGCGCGCGCGGATCCTGGGGCGGCCCTCACTCCGTAGGCCGGAGGTCCGCCGTTGCCGCCTTCCCGCAGCAGGTGGCCGATCGGCTTGTCGTGGGTGGAGCTGGCCGCGGACACCAGTTTGTGCCGCAGCTCCTTCTCCGACCAGGGCGGCTGGCAGCGGGTGTTGTATTCGGAGATGAGCGTGAAGGCGTCCGCCTCCCCCAGCGCGAAGCCGTGGACCAGGGCGCAGGCCACCACGTAGGTTTGATTGTGCCCGCCCGACCCCGAGACCGCCCCGGGGATCTTGTCCACGTAAGCCCGCGCGCGCTCAATCGCCGAGATTGCCATTGCCCTTTTCCTTTCGAGACATGTTCGGAGTGACGACATCGTGCCATCTCCTGTGGCATTCCGCACAGAGAAATCCCGTCGGCCAGTCCCAGGCTTTGTTGCCGAAGAGATGTCGCGGAGCCCAATGATGCTCCTGTGCCCCTTTCTTCCCGCACACCTCGCAGACGCGACCGTCCTCAGTCAGGTAATCCTTGAATACGGGAAGTTCTTTTTCCGGGTCCGCCACCCGCGTCAGGATTTTGGAGCGCGCAATCCACAAGGCGGATCCATCCGGAAAAAGGTGCTGGCAGAACTCGCACTTCCAGCAGAAGGAGTGGCGCCCGTCACGCAGGATCACCTGACCCAGAATCCAGGTGGACTTTTTGGGACCCCAGACATTGGGCCGGTTGCAGATCCGGCACGGTCGGAATGCGCGCACCTCGGTCATGACTTCCTCCTCTTCACATAGCACCGGACCAGGTTCCCGTCCGTCAGCCGCCGGCCAATATCCACCACATCCACCGCGCACAGGTCCGGCCTTTCCACCAGCATCCAGACTTCCGTGTCCCACGACCAGGGATTGCCCTCGACTTTCGGGGTAAACCATTTTCTGGCCCGCGGAAACCCCGCGATGTAGACATCGAAGACAAACGGCTCCACGGCCTCCCATCGCTGGTACTGGAAGAATCCGAATTGCCGGACCATCTCCTCCCTCTCGCCCTGGTGCTCCTGCGGGTTCATGCGTTCTCCCTCCGGATGAAGTGGCTGACCTCGACCGGGAAAAAGCGCGCGACCTCATCTCGGACCCCCTCAGGGGGAGCGCGTCTCTCCACCGTAATCCTCATGGCCACCGGTTCCCCGTCCAGGTTGGAGGCCGTCCTGGCCCAGAGCTGCTTCTTCCATCGATCAGGCCCCCAGGGCGCCCAGCCGCTGTCGAACAGCTTGACTCCGATCAGCCCCTCTACGAAGACATCGAAGGTGAACTCATCCACCTCATCCATCTGCTCCGAGGCGACTGCCAGCCATTGTTCAAGGCGAGATTGGGAGGTCATGGCTTGAATCGGATGTGAATGCGATGCGACTTCAAGATCAGCCGGACCCCGTACCAGAACCGGCGCCAGCCCCAAAACTTGGGCAGCAGCTCCAGCCAGTAGGAAGGCTGTAGGAAATGGAGCAAATGCGCCCGGGCATACCCCAGTTCCGCGTGGTCCCTGAGCGCATTCAGCTCTTCCCGGGTGGCGTGGTCCGTGTCATGCACCGCGCCGATGAATCCAGTGGGAAGCTCGCGCATGGTCCTGTCCGTGACCCGGCCCTCCTTCTGCATCTGGAGGAACAGCTCGGAGCCCCAAAGCGGCTGGGGAATGAAAAAGCGCAAGGTGTCCAGCTTCAGATTCCACGCCCAGCGGATGGCCTCCCGGATCTGCTGCTTGGTTTCATCGGGAAATCCAATCAGGATGGTGGCGTAGGTCCAGAAACCCATGCGGTTGGCGTGGCGCACGATCGTCCGCATCCGGGACAGCTTGACCGGCTTTCGGCTCTGCCGGACTGCTGCGGGACTGGCGACATCGATTGACAGACAGAGCCGGTAAAATCCGCAGAGCCGCATGAGATGAAGCAGCTCCTCGTCGTAGAGGGAGGGCGATGTTCCGTTGGGGGCCAGGAAGGTCAGGCCGGACCCGGTAATCATTCGGCAGAATTCCTTCAACCGGTTGCGATCCCCGAGAAGCTGGTCGTCCTGGAAGCAAATCTCGCGCACCCCGAACTCATCCCGAAGGTAGAGGCATTCCCGAACCATTTTGCCCACGCTGTCTCCCCTCCAGGAATTCCCCCATTGTCGATGAATGGTGCAGAAGGTGCATCGGAAACAGCAACCCCGGCTGCTGAAGACGCTTCCGACCGGGTGCTGCATCGTGTGGAAGTAGAACGGGTAGGAAATGAGATCCCGGTAATGCGGGAGCAGATTTCTGTCCGGTATGGGGATCCAGTCCAGGTCACGGATGGGCGGTCGATCCGGGTTTCCGTTCACTCCCAGGCAGCCCTCCAGCGTCTGATTCTCCGCGAAGCGTCTCACCACATCCACAAAGGTTGCCTCTCCTTCGCCTCGAACCACGGCGTCAACCAGTGGATGGTCCCTGAGTTCCTCTGCCGCCATGGTCGCGTGATTGCCTCCGACGACGATCCGGCATTGCGGTCGGATCTTTCTCACCAGCTTCGCGCAGGCCAGACTGTTCTCTGCTCCGAAGGTGTAGTTCATTGAGATCCCGACGACATCCGGCTTCTCGGATTCGACGCGCGCCTCAATCTCCGGATCCAGCATGCCGGTTCGGAATCCGCGATCCACCCGATAGGCGTGGTCCGGTCCGAGATTGAACGCGTCCAGTATGGTTACACGCGCCTCCGGCATCTTCCGCTTGAGCGTGGTTCCGACATGCAGCAAACCCATCGGCTCCGTGCCCCGAGCCCGCTCCGGAGACCGGCCTACATAGTAGGGATGGATCAGGAGGACATTCATGGCTTGATCACCCACCAGTCCGGAGAATCCACCTTGAGATCCAGATTGTTTCGGACCACGAACTCGACCACCGCCTTGTTCAGGCCGGGAAACGTGTAGACGAAATCGTGGCCCCCGAAGATTCCCCCGGGCTTCACCTTCGGCCACATCGCCTCCAGGTCCGTCGCCATCGACTGGTAGCTGTGGTCCGCATCGATGTAGCAGAAGTCCAGGTCGGGCAGGATCGCCGCGCATTCAGGCGATCCCACTTCCAGCCAGCGCACGCGCCGACGATGCTTCTGCATGACCCGGTGCGCCACGTCCCTGGCCCCCGGAAGATCCGGGCACAAGCCTCCCTCGACGCTGTAGGGCTGATACGCGTCCACCAGCCAGAGCGTGCTGATGTTCGGATGCAGCCGCAGCATGTGCTTGGCGTGCATCCCGCGGTAGACCCCAATCTCCGCACCGACGCCGCGCAGATCCAGCCGGTCGAATGGCCGATGCCATTTTCGCGGCACCTCCGTCACGAATCCGATGAGTTTGTTGACATCCAGTCCCATCCTCATGAATGGATCCAACAGCACTTGCCCAACATTCTTAATCGTAGGATATAATTTACCTAATGAAGCATTCATCGGAATTTTTGTTCGTAGGCCCTGGCGTAGAGGGAGGCGCACCACTCAACGATCCACCAGAGGGGAAGCAGGGCCAGTAAAAAGCAGGCGCATCCAATCATTACGATCGCGGAGAGGATGTTTCTCATTCCCTCCTCCTCCACTGCTCGCAGATCCCGTGCTCCGGCCAGAACAGTGTCACCCGCCCCGGCTTCACGCAGACATGGCCCATGGCCTGATCCTCCGACTGCTCCGAGGGGCCGGGCCGGGACGCGGGCATGAAGGCCGGAAGGCGGCGCGCACAAGTGCAGCAGCAGGCTTCACTCATGCTGGCCGGCCAGCCTTCCGGCTTGGGGACTTTCAAGATGCAGTCCATGCTCAGCGGCGAAGGGTATTGTAGAGCTGGTTGGTGATGGGCTCACAAGGCGTTGGCGCCCGCTCCTGATCGCAACATGCTTGTGGCGTTCCGCAATCCGGGTTTCTGATCACTCGGTCATCACCTGCCAAGCCCTTCTTCTTGAACTGGTGGAATCGGTCTTCCCGCGCCTGGATTTCGCTCTCAGCCTTCTCTGGATCGTCCAGCCAGGCCCCGAAGTCGATCCGTAGTTTCTGGGCATCCGTGTAGGCCAGGCACTGGCAGCCGCATTTCACCATCCATCCATTCATCACGGGGAATATCTCGATTGATCTCATGGTTGTGTCATTCAAAACTTCCGGACCGGCGGCAATGGGAAGACAGACCGACGACCACCGGCCCGGATCGTCCGAGGCGCGCTCTTGAACTCTAGCGATTGGGCGTCGCGCCGCAGACTTACTCTACCGAAAAGAACTCCCTCCGGAGCAAACAGGCCCCGGATTCGGGCTGGAATTCGCGGACCCCTCCAGCCGGTAGGGAAAAGGAAACCCGGGGCGCGATGAAGGGAGGTCCGCTGTGGGGGATCAGCGGGCACGCGCCCCGGGCGGGGCAGATGTTCAGAGCTTCCTGGGCACAACGAATCCGGTCCGCTTGGTGGACATCTTGTCAAGCGTGGCCGGAGCCAGGATCAGCGCGTCCCGGATGCCGCGGTCGATCGCGCCCCCGACCCCCGCGATCCAGGGCGGCGTGTTGGCCACATCGATGAAGCTGTCCTTGGCCAGGACGTAGATGCTCACGATTCCCGAGATGATGATGGCGCCGTTCTCCCCCTGGAGTTCCTTGATCGGCAGCTTTTGCAGGGCCACCGAGAGGTCGGCGTAGGCGGTGTTGGTGGTGATGAACGTGCTCAGAAATCCCTGCGCCACCTGGTAGGATGCCCGCCGGTCGGGATGGGCCTTCAAATCCAGGCTGACCCCGATGAAGGCGGCCTCATAGGCGATGGTGGAAGCCAGGGCAATTTGCTTCTGGGCCGAACTGGTTTTGAACCAGGAGCAGCCCATCAGCGCCAGGCACAGGGCGGAAGTGAATGTGAGTGAGAGGGCGGTGCGTAGTTTCATATACTAATCAGCTACTAACTGCGTCGGTTTTGGTTTTTGGTTCTTCAGCCCCGTTCTCCTCCGCGGACAACGGCAGTTGAAAATTCAGGACCTCGGTGCGCCTCCGGGCCAGCTCATGGATCTTGCGATTGCGGGTGGCTATCCTCCGGTTGATGCGCAGGATCTCATCTTCCAGCAGGTAGACTTCATTGACCAGGACTCCGATCTTCCGGTCCAGCGCGCGCGACTGCTCATCGATCGTCGGGATTTGGGCAAAAGCCTCGGACATGGGGATCTCGGTGGGAAGGGGTTCGTTCATGTGTCCTCCGGTTGTGTCTTCATCATCACCATCTGGTACTGTCTCTCCGCCTTCTTCAATCGCGTCCAGGCCGGGCTCCAGATCTCCGGAATTGGAAGCCCCTCCTCCATCTCCACATCGAATCGTCTCGTGGCCAGCTTGGAGACCGGCTCGCAGGCGGCGCTGCCCAAGACCAGCACCTTGTCGCAGTAGTAGCTGAGCCGGCGCGTGCCATCGTCGTCGATGTAGTAGAACAGCGCGTGCTGTCCATGGCAGTTATGGCAGGGGTGAAGGTTCATGGTTTATTCTTTTGTTCCACCGATAGACGGCATTGGCCTTGTCTTTCCAGGAGGAAATCCCAGATACCCGCGAGGCGCATTTTGTGCAGATCACATAATACCTGCACTCACCATACCAGATGTCTGATTGGAGAGCGGCCTTGCCTCCACAGAATGGACAATTATGCAGGTTCATGGCTTATTGAACTTCCGAATTTCGCGCACAACCTCCGCGGTCTCCTCTTCCGTCATGGAGGAGGTCCGCACCGCTTCCACACGGTAGCAAGTGGGACCTGCGGGATGGGGGAGTGCAACAGAAAGGACTCCTTGATTGTCAGGTTCATGGATGGATTGAGTCACCCAGTCCCGCAGGTTGGTGGATCGCTGAAGCGCGTAGGTCACGCCAGGGGCGCCTTGAAAATTTAGGTGCAGGGAGCGCCCATACGAAGACGCAGTCATGGTTGATGTTTTGATTGAGGCGGCTGACAACGGCCATCCGGCCAGCCAGCACGACTCCCCGCACCCAAAGCATTTATCTGTCCCCATGAAATGCCAGACGCAATCAATCGGAGTTTTGAACGGCAGCGATTTCACCTGGCCGGGAATCAGAGAACAGGAGGATCCGATGAACCAGGGCAGGCCCGAGCTGGCAGCATTCGTCCGAAACCAGAAGATCATCGTGGTCTGGTCATCCTGGGCCGGACAGGCATGTTGAAAAGTGGAATTGGTTTTCCATTCTGCGCGGAGCGTGGCGCAGTTGATGATCTGCGTCCGCTCGGTTCCGTTCTGCACGCACATCGCGCCCTGATTGCCGCCGGACTGGAACACGCTCCAGGCTCCGCTGTCCGGGTCCATCGCGTTCGTGCAGGCCATCCCATCGCGCCATTCGACCGTGTAGCCGTCCACCAGCGGCATCGGGCCGACGCCCTGATAGCGCGCGACCGCCATGCGCTGCGTCCAGTCGCCCGACTGCTGGCAGTAGCGTTCGATCTGCGACAGGTTCGTGCACGCCGATAGCGTCTGCCTGAACTCGCTGGTGAACGCGCCGTCCATCCACGTCTTGACCACGTTCAAGCCGCGCTCGACGCGATGCGTGGGCTGGGCGATGGCCGTGAGACAAGATAAAAGGAAGAGGAATACTTTCATGGGCGGTTCGTGATTGTGATGATGATATTCGATCCCGTATTCGTAATCATCAATCCATCGCCCGCTTTCAACAGATTCGTCAGTGACTTGCTGTCGATGCTATTTGTCCAACTCGTCCATGCCGCTGGCCCATCTCGAAGATGAGTGCCGCGCTTTGCTCTCAGATCCTTTGGAATGCGAAGAAGACCACACTGAACGCAATGCTCCAGATTGATGAGTCCTTGCGGCGGATAGTACTCAGGTTCCTCCCATGTAATTGAAGCCTTTATCCAGAACGGGCCTTTGACCCATTCGTGGTAGCACAGCGTTTCTGGAGAGGTGTATTTGTGTGTTCTAAAATGTGGATTTGTGACTGTTATTCCGTAATTCGTTATGGATGATCGCTCTTCGGCATCCGCCGAGCACCCAAGAATCATCCATCCCAATGCCAGCCCAAGTATGATTCCACCCAGCGGCCACAGTATCGTGTCGATCGTGCGTTTCATATCAATCTGCGTATCCTTTCATGCCTTTGCTCATCGCCTCCAGTTGTGTGCGCTCGGAATCAGTGAGGCTGTTGAAGTAATCCTGCCATTGAGAGGGGTGTTCCACCACGGGGCCGTGCACTTCCAGCTTTCTGATGTCGCAGATCCGAACCAGGCACCGTCCTTCCTCGTCATTGATCCAGACAACTTTTCTGTCATCGCGGATCACAATCTCAACGGCCCTGGGTGCGGCAATGTCAGCTATCATAAAAGAACTGGGTGGGGAGTTATGTCGCGCCACCCAGCAAGTGTGATGGCTCTAGTCCATCATGGATAAGCTCCATATTACGTTTTATTAGCTGGCCTATGGAACCCGACCAGTGGGGAATCGGTGCAGGTTGTGTCCTCACCCTGGCGGCAGGCATATACCGGCCTGTTGGTCCTCCAAGAAAAACACCAGATGGACCTGCGGCCACCATGTCTCGTTTTGTCGAAATCGATCTCACGGTATCAGCTCCAGCGCGCCTTTCGCGATCAGGCGCTTCAGGTGATGGCGGTAGTAGTATCGCATGTAGGGAGGCTCCGGAGCCACGACCTGGTTGATGGTTTGTGTGCGGGCCATCCGCAGAAGGCTGAGCATCTTGGGTCGATACCCGTGGAGAATCGACTCCGGCTTGCCCAGGGCTTTTCGTTTTTGGTGGACTCGTTGTTTGGACCGGCCTAGCTCGATCGCCAGCAAAACATCCGACTTTCTCCAGTCGAGCTTGTCCCATTCAATACCATTGGTTCGCACGAAGGGCAGTCTCCTTGATGTTGTAAGTTCTGTCAAGAGCCTTGCGAGTTTTTTCTGAAGGTATAAGCTGACGCCATGAAAACGATTCGGGAACTGCGCATTCTCCAGGGGCCGCACTGGCGTCTGCCGGTGGAGGTCTTCTGGGTCCGGAGCCAGGACACCGCGCTGGTCCGCATCGGAAACGGGAAGATGCCGATCTTGAAAATATGGCGCGAGGCGGCCTCCAAACTCCTTGATAACTACAGCTTGAACAAAGTCAAGAACAACTTATGGAGCGTCAACGGGAAGATTCTGGAGTACCTGGCGGCCCGAACCGCGGAGACCGATCCTGAGAAGCTGGTCGAATGGACTCCGGCCCACGCCGCCGTGGTCGCTCCTCCTACGGACCCAGGTGGCACCTGCCGGCTCTACCGCAGCACCAAACGAGTGGATGCCAGGCGCGAGTTCTTCTCAGCGTTTATTAAAAAACACGAGATACCATTCCTAAGATCTCCAGAAGCCATTGAGATTCTGTGGCATATGCTCATGGTTCATGCCATGGATTGGATGATCAATCGCCAAAAACCCCTGGATCTTGTGTTCTGTCAGGTTTTTCCGATCCTCTGGACCGCGGGATGGCAGGAACGGTTCCATTCAAAGAAGCACCACTACAGTTGGAACCACCGTATGCTCAGGACTTTAGTTGCAGGGCAGCACAGGACCTGGTCGGAAAAGTACAAGGTGGCGCTCTGGCGGTTAGAGGTCAGGCCGGAAGTGAAGTGGTGGAAAACGGCCTTGATGGTTGAGCGGATCCGCCGAAGAAAACTCCGAGGTCAGAGGTATCTTGAGTCCATTGACGAAGCTGTCCGAAGAAGCCTTCCCGACACGGTCGATCTTTACCGAGCTTACTGCGCGGAGAAGAGGCAGGTGGCTTTCATGGGTGGTCGCCGGATTGCTCAAGACGGCCATCTACCGGGCGAAAATCGTGGGGTTCTGGTCATTCATCGAAGGAGCGACGGCACTGTGGCGCGCTGTCGCTGGTCGGAAACCGGCATCGAGGAGGCTGTGGCTCCAAAGGATGGCGGCCTGCCGCAGGTGCCCCTTGTACAACCGGAGGGACGGTACATGTGGGAGCAGGGGAGACTGGTTTACGAATACGGCCTCCGGGGAACGTGAGCCAATGGGATGCTGGTGCCCCATGCGATTCGCCTCCTGCTTCCTGAACAAGAATTGCTACGCCTGGGAGCGAGGCGCCGCGTTTGGCTGGCCGGATCAATTGAACGGTGATAACCTGTTGAAGCATGAACGGTAACGAAGTTCCAATCGACCTGCTGCCGGCAAAAACAACCACCCCGCTTCCAGTCCTGATTACGCCGGAATCGGAAAAAAGCATGGACCCAGATCGCATGGCCTCCGCCTGCCGGGAATTGGGACTTGTCCACATAACGCCGAGCATTCTCCACGCACACATCCTGCTGGGCGAGCAGATTGAGAAGATGGGAGCCATCAAACTTTCCCAGTCGGGTTCTTTCATGGGGCAGCAGTTCCTGCTCAACGCCCTGGCTGGATTGGCCAATGACATGGCCGAGGCTAAGGAGGTGGAGCTGCGCAAATCCATCGCCCACGAGATGGGATACGTCTCCGGAAAGATGGCCATGCAGAACAAGAATCTGATCGAGGCTTCTCCGGCTGCAAGACAGGATCTGCAACCTGCCATTCCGCGCGCCTCATTTCTTCCGGGATCCAATGTTCCTCATGCCGTGTTCGCGCAGAACGTGCAGCAGAATTTCAACACCGGGGAACCCAAGAAAGAAGCAGGGTAACACAATGGACATTGGAAAAATCATAAAGCCATACCTGAATGCGGCGTTCGGCGTAGCCGGGACCAGCGGAACCATTGGCTTGATGAGCATCGACAAGATGCTGGCCTTTCTTTGTGGAATAACGACCCTGATCACGCTGCTTCTGGCTCTGGTCGATCGAAGGTGGTCGATAAAAAGGGACCGCATCGAGCTGGCCGAGCGGATGCTTTCACTCTGCAAGCAATGTCACGAAGTAAACCCGCTTTCCATACCTGCCATCTGCCCATTCAAGCCCAATGAACGACCAACCTCATGTCCCCATTGCCCGAAGGAACGGAACACGTTCCCTCATTGAGAAACTGGACCGGATACCGCCTTTTCTCTGCCGGCTGATGGCTACCTCGCGGCGGGGGCGCAGGATGCTGTCGCACGATGACCTGGCAGAAATCTCCGGGCTGCACAAGGCCACCATCCAGCGGCTCTCCCTACTGACAAGCTGGCGTGGAGTCACAGTGGACACGATGGAACGATTCTCTTCAGCCTGCGGGGTGAATCTGCTTCAGACGGGAAAGGGCATGGAGATTCTGCGCACTAGAAAGATGGTCTTCTTCCATCACGCCAATCGGGAGCAGCGAAGATTCCTCAGCCGGGTGCTGGCCCTGGCTCATACCGTGATCAGCGTGCCTGGACGCTCATCAGGCTTGGATGCCTCTGGGGAATCCCAGGTTGCCTCCATCAATTCCTCCCGGGAAGCCATGAAAATCGGGTAAGTGAGCGCATCAAAGGCGTGCTTGTGCTGCGGATCCACCTGGTGCTTCTCATCGTTCAATCCATTTCGGATCATATCTATGACTTCCTTGCATCTGAATGAGAAGTAAATCCTGTTCTCTTTAAGCAACCGTTGAAGCAGTCGGACACGGCTCTTGACCGAATTCCAGGGTTTTATCACCCCGGTCAGCATGATCTTTCCGCGCGTGGCGGCCAGGATCTCCTGGTAGTCATAGCTCTCCGAGGTGGGTCTCCAGACATCCAGGGCCGAGCTGTCCGACCAGTGAATCCATTCCCAATCCTTCTTCCATCGCTTCTGCAATTCCACAATCTTGGACAGCATCACCAGGGCGAATCCCTTGGTGCCCTCCTCGCGTTCACCAAAGACGATGTGCTCATCCAGGACGCTCCAGCAGTATTGTTCCTGCCCGTCCTGCATGCGGCGGACCCATCGGTCCAGAATGACCGCGGCGTGGTTCACCGATCCAAGGTCCCAGCCGGTGTAGAGAATGGTGCTGTCCGAGCGCACATCAATCTGATCTCCTTCCTCCGGACCACCTCCGATCAAATGAATGCTCTCCTTGTAGTACGGGGCGAACAGGAAGGTCCGGCTGGAATTTCCCAAACCCCAGACGCCATCATAGTAGGCTTCATGGAGGGCCGCATCGCTCCGGGTGGTCGAATTCAGAAGACTGATTTCATACTCGGTCAGGTAGGGATTGTCCTTCCAGTGCATTTCGATCAGCCCCATGGAATCCCGGAGCACCTGCTCATCCTTGTCCCGGGCCGGCTGGGACCGCTCTCTGTACCAGACATCGTAGATCCAGCTCTTGCTGCCCAGGTCCTCATCCGGATTCGTGTCCGCTATCCACTGATGGTACAGATCCTCATCTCCCTTTCGCTGCGGCGTGAGATGCGGCATGCGGAGTTGGGGAAGAGTGATGGTCAGGATGCGGCGATCCTTGAACATGGACAGCTCCGAGAAGTAGATCATGGAGAACCGCTTGCCCTTGACCTTGCTGGAGACCTCGTGGTCATGCTCGATGGAAAACAGCCGGCACTGGCTCTCCCCGCCATAATAGTTTCGGATAGAGAAGTATGGCGTCCGGGTCACGCCATCAGTCTTGGGTCCCGGCTGGTTGTTGGAATCGAATGTGGTATAGGCGAATCCTATGCCCGACTCGCACCATTCAGGAATGGCATAGGTGAGCAAGTCAGTCCAGATGCCCATTTCCTTGGCGAGCTGTCTGGATTTGGCAAAAATGGCCACCTGGGCTCCTGGAGTTTCCCAAAGATGGCGGCAGATCCGGTGGACCACGGCGATAGATTTTCCCGCGTAGCGGGTGCCGCTGACCAGCAGGATGCGCTTCCGGCAGTTGAAGATCTCAATCTGTTTTCCGAACAAGGATGGCGCCCAGCAGTCACTCACAGGCTTTACATTGGCAGGTTTCTGGCCGAATGTCTATCCTGTGAGCACGATAACGATCCCGATGGACGTGGCCGAAGAGATGTTGCCCAACGCCAAACCGGGCGACTCCATACAAGTGAGATGCACCGTTGATTCCAGTGACGAGAATGGCCTTGTCTGTACAGTGGATGAAGCGGAGCCCATGGAGATGGAAGAACCCGAAGAGTCAGAACTCGAACCCGAGGAAGCGTCCAAACGCCCTGCCGCGCTGGCCGCCGTCCTGGGTAAGAAGAAAAAGGCTGCCAAGGCCGAGCCCATCGAAGAAGAAGAAGAAGAGGAGGAGGAATAACTTCCCATGATTGACCTGGACCTGCTTGCCGAGCGCGGTGTTTCCGCGGAGGCATGGAAGAAGATCTTCACCGACGACAAGAACACCAATCCGCTTGCCGCCTCTCCACTAGGCACAGCAAAGAAACCCGATCCGAAGGCCGCCAAGTCGTCCTCGAAATCCGACAAGACCGAGAATCCTGTTGTTGAATTGCGCAATCGGATCCGCACCCGGATCAGCGGAGGAAGAGACAGCACTTGGGCTAATTGGAAACATTATTTCGCTCTCGATTTACTCTGGAACAATCCGTTCCGGCAGGTCAGTCCCACGCTGCTTCACTGGCTGGCCGACAAGAAGTGGGACAACGAGGACGCGATGAAGAAGGGTCTGTCGGCTTTCGGATTCAATCTGGATGAAGTCCTGCTGGATGTTCAGGATCCCAAGACAGGAAAGAGCGTGAAGCATGTCAGCGTCCCGGCTTTCACCCAGATCCTGGTCCCAATCGCCCGAGCCTACACATCGGTTCGACGCGCCAAGATCATGAACGATCGGCGCGTGGTTCCGTTTCTCCAGTACGATCCGACAGTGGAAGACCATCTGACCAAGCTGCGCTGCGAAGTCATCACAGACCGCGTGGAGATGATGAACCGGCAGTTCAATTATTTCAGCGTGATCGACTGGGCGGTGCTGCACTACCTGCACTATGGAAAGGTCCTGCTGTTTCCGGTGGAGGAATGGTTCACCGAGGAGCAGGAGACGACTGACGATTCCCAGGCTTCCAAGGATGATTCCGGAAAGGCGCAGACAGACGAAAAGAAGCGGAAGACCCGGATCGTGAAGGAGGGATTGAGGTATCACATTCCCCATCCCACGCGAGTATTCCTCGACGAGGCTTATCCGGCCTACAGCATGAACAATGGTTGTGGCGTTCAATACGCCGGCTACTGGAAGGTCATGCGGTATGGAGAGCTGATGGACAATGAGGGCTGGTACAACACGGACAAGGTGGGCATCAGCAGCTATGCCTGGCCGGACGTGTCCAACATCTACTTCCAGACAGTCTATCCCTGCCAGATCCAATTTCCCACGGTTTCTTACAGCGATCCGAACGACCGGGAAAGCAAACTGGTCAACCAGATCTACACGACCGACATGCGGGACAAGGCCGTGACGACCACGGAGTATTTCGAGCTGCTGATTCCCTCCAAGTGGGGATTGGGCGACTACGATTATCCAGTCTGGTCCCGGTTTGTAGTGGCCTCCGACGATACGATTCTCTACGCGGCGCCGCTGGCCTACAACCCCCTGCTCTACGCGGGCTATAATGAGGATCCAGGAAAATCGCTCAACGCCAGTCTTTCTCTGGAAATCTGCCCATTTGAAGATCAATTCTCCAACCTGCTTACTCAGTACCTTTACGCCGTGCGTCAGAACCTGGCCAACGTGACGCTGGTGGACACGGACATGTTCGAGGGCAAGGACAAAGGATTTGTGGATACCTTGAGGGGGTACGGCGAGCGGCTTTTCCGCGGTCGGAATTTCTTCCCGTTCTCCGGCAAGAAGGCGCGCGCCATGCAGGTAGGTCCGTCCCAGCAACCCGGGCCTTTCTTCTCCGCTTCTTTCCCACAGCTCGATACACAGAGCATCGTCCAGGCGATGAAGATGGTCCTGGACATCCTGGAACGTGTCCTCCAGATGAGCGCACAGGAGCTGGGATCCGCGGCCACGCACGAGCAGAGCGCTCGCGAATCCACCATCATCGCCACTCACACGGCGAACCGGCTGAATTTCACAGGGATTCCCATCGACATGCTGCGGGAGGCCATGAAGAAGCAGCTCTACGACGCACTGATGGCTTATGGCAGTGATGAATTCTACGCCAAACTTCCCGTGGATCCTACCGTCACCCCGGAGTCGTTGCAAAAACTGGGGTTCACCTGGGACCATGAAAAAGATCCGCTCGTAAAGGGTCAGAGAAGCATCCGCATCAAGGCGAACAAGGAAGCCATCATGGTCGAGGAATTCTCCACCTCGAAGGATTGGGGAGACCGTCGGAACGATGTGGAGGCCGCGCGCGCGATTGCCGATTTCTTTGTGCGGTTGCTCACCACGCCCGCCGGCCAGGTGATCGGACCAGATCAAACCGCCACCATCATCAACGAGATCACACGCATGGCCGGGTTCCCCAAGGAACTACAGATCAAGAACATGATGCCCCAGAAGCCACCGGAGCAGGAGCAGGCGGAAATGCAGCAGCAGATCATGCCGTTGCTGGAGCAGTTGAAGCAGACCATCGAGGGAGAAATGAAGAAGGCCCTGGTGCCTATCATGGACAAGGAAGTAAAACTGGAGGAAGTGGTAGGCAGGCTAGTCCAGATTGCCGGCGCCGGAAGCCCCCCGCCTGGTCCAGCAGCAGGAATTCCACAACCGCCGATGTTCGCGCCGCCTCCACCTGTGAATCCGCAGCCTTCCCAGCTTCCCATGGGAGTTCCTCCCCCAACCTTGGGTCCTGTCCCGGGTCAGGTTCCGCTGCCGGGGGCGGTCTACTGATAGTTCTTGACCAAAATGCAGGTTGGGACGATAGGTAGCGGTGCCATGACCGACACCCCGCAATTTCCATGATCACTCCAATCCTTGAACCGCTGCCGACGGAACGAAGAAACGTCATCATCGAATGGCTGAATCGTCCCGAATGCGCCGAATTCCTGCATCAGATCGATATTCTTGAATCTGAACAACTGGCCAAATTCGCAGATGGAATTCTTGAGGCAGAACTTCAGGACCTTGAGGATGCCAAGCGGGAAGTCTGCGAATTGCGCAAGGCTCGCATGCTGATCGAGGACATGCTGAGCGGCAAGTTCTTGTTTCAAAAAGTCAAAACACTATGAGCGCAAAAACAAAAGAGACAGACACCAAACCAACCGAGAAAGAAGAAAAGCCAACCACCGAAGCCTCACCTCCTCCTCCACCTGAAAAGGCCCCCACTCCCGAGGAGTTGGACGAAGCCCGGGACAAGTTCCATTCTGTTTTCTTCGGTGGAATTCCAAGGCCAAAGCTGGAGGTGGACACAAGGCCGCTTGCCCCCCCGCCTGAGCCAGAAAAAACAGAAAAACCACCGGAGGAAACTCCGCCCACAGAAACACCACCGGCTCCGTCAGGAGAAAAGGAGCCCGAAGAACCCGAGCCTCCAAAGGAATCCAAGCCGGCAGCCAAGGCTAAAAAATCCGCAAAGCCACAGACGAGCCGACTCGCTGAGCCAATCACGGATGATGTGCTGGAGCGGGCCGCGGAAGCCGGGGCGCGCCGGGCAGTGGAGGAAATCAAGCCCCAGCCATCGACTGAAGATGAAAAGACGCTTGATCTGACCGACGAAGATCGGGATACACTTGGAGTGCTCCGGGAAATGGAGCGATTGAATCCCCAGTCGTACCAGGGGATCACTGAGAAGACCGCTCGATTCTGGAAGCAGGAACAAGCCTATGCGCAACAGTGGCAATCCGCGAATCCAGGTAAGGTTTTCAACCCAGAAGACGATGAGCATCGCGATTGGTATGAGAAGCACGAACCCGCATACCGGGAGCGCGATTTCAAAACGGCAGAGAGGGAAATCATCATCCGAGAGGCCGAGGAGCGCGCCGTCAGAAAAGCAGCCCCCAAGATCCAGCAAATGGAGCAGGAAAACGCCCTGCGCGCAGCCGCTCCTCTTGCTGCACGGGCCGCTGCCGTCGCCACCATCGAATTCGTAGATCAGGCTTCACCTGAGCTGGCCAAACACATGGAGGTGGATGGCAAGAAAATCATCACTCCAGACGTGTTGACCAGGATGGAGGAAGAGGATCCTGCCGCGCTGGATGTGCTCAACGAGTACGGAGAGAAGGTCAAGGTGGCCGTCATGGAGCTGGATAAGATGGTGCGATTGGGAGATAAATATCCGCCCAACCCACAGTTGACCGTTCGCTTAGCCGGACCAGATGGTCCAGGAGAAGTATTCTATCCGCACGCAGAATTGTTGCAGCATGCCTCCAATCTGGAAGCCCAGATCAAGAAGCTCCCCCCAGAGGAAACCGCGCGGGACGGAAAAACTTTCGTGACCACGGAGGAGTACAATCGCATGGCTGAAACCATCATGCGATCCAGGAGAAGCAATGACGAAAAACGGCTGGCCCTGGAGAATCTGGGGGACCGGTATTGGATCCTGGTTGGAGAGGACATCCGCCGGTCTTATGTCGCTGATATGGCCGCTCGCGCTCGAAAACGCATCGAATATATCAACGGTGTGTTCGAGAAAAGGATGAAGAAAAAAGGCGGATCACCCACTCCGGCCACCGAGAAGAAATCCGACGCTGAGGAGTCACCTAAACCTGTTGCCGCAGCCAAATCAAAACCGCCATCTTCCGCCACTCCGTCGGATAAACAAAACCCTGTGGAGAGCGGGAAGATCGTCATGGATGAGCAGAGGCAACAAATCCAGCGGGCGATGTTCGGTTGAGCCATGTTATCTCCGTTAAGACCGGCCCCGTAAGCCGGCCTGTAGAACGTGAGATTTTATGGCTGACACTCCAGTAGTCGGTAAGGTACTTGGAATTTCGGATCGATTTGCTGCGCAGTGCAGCCCGGTGATCGATTCCAACTACGACACCTGCGGCACGGTGACTCGCGCCACCATCGCCCACCTGACCAAAACCCAGCTCGCCGCCATCTTTCACCCCGGGGGTTATTTCGCCGACCTCGACGCTTGGTTCAAGCACTCAATCGAAATGAAGGCGTGCGGCACGCAGCGGTACGCCCTCTACGATTGGATCATGGCCAACGCCGACCGGAGGAACTTCCGGGCCGCACTGTTCCCTGGGATCAAGGCGGTCAAGGGTCCCGGCATCCTGCACCCGTTCATCCTGGCCCGGCAGGTCTCCATCGTGAACCGTGATCACTGGAAGATTACGGCTGGATACACGGCGGACAACGCGATCATCGCTGCCGCTGCCGATGGAGCCGGCGTGCTGACCAAGACCTATCACCAAGGCGGCGTGACCTATACCGGAACCCGGGGTGTTCGGATTGAGAGCCGGTACAGCGTTCCCGTGAATGCCGGATTCTTCAGGCCGATGGATGTCATTCACATCTTCAACACGGCCAACGGAGTCTTCCAGCATGGCGCCTGGAGGGTCATCGATTCCGTCACCAATCCGACCGGAACGTACTGCTACGCCACCATCGAAAGTCTCAACACGGGTTCTTCCGGTCCATACGACGCAACTCCAGGAGCATTGAATCCCTGCTACATCATCCCGGGCGTCAACAACGTCAACGACTACGAGAAGTGGTGCTACAACCGGCCCACCATCGATCCGCGGAAGATGGTTCCATTCTGGCGCCAGACCATGCGCCAGGCCCGCTGCATCGACTCGCAGTACCGTGAGGTCTTCGCCCGGTTGAATGAATCCAACGAAGCCTTCCGGGAGTTCGGCGATCTTCCTCTGGCGGAACGCAATCGCCAGGATGAGCTGGAGGCCCAGAAGCGATTCGTCAACGCCTTCTTCTACAACAAGCCGATCTCATCCAACCAGACACTGGACCTGTATCAGTCATTGGACGCGATCCACAATGTCGGCACGAACATCCCCGGCCCCACATCGGCTGTGCTGGTTGCTGCCGGCGGCGTCATGGCTTACCGGGCCAATTTCGTCGGAGTCCGACAGCAGTTGCGGGATTGCGGTCAGCTCTGGGATCTTCTGGGCAACCCGATCAACTGGTTCGAGTGGCTCGATCTCAACTACGCCATCAAACGGGCCAGGGAGACGATGCTCGGCAGATCCGTTACCGACATCGACTGGTACACCAACAGCGAAATGCGTGCCCTCGCTCAGGTTGCATACGTGGCATACCTGACCAGTCGGTATGGCGGCCTCGCTGGAGCCGGACCGTTCGTGGCGGTGGACCACACTAACAAGTTGAATGACCTCGGCCAGGTGTACGACTCCTACAAGGTGCATCGGCCCGGCGGCGTCAACATCAACATTCTGGAGGACGTGTATTTCGACGACCTCCTGGATCAGTGGCGCAACATCAACCAGGAAGCGGGCGGCAACGTCATGGTCTGCCTGGACATCGGTAAGCCGGGTCCTGGAGGCGGGTCCATCTATTGGGCTCAGATCGCAGCCAATCGCAAGAGCTACACCACCGCCAAGATCGAGGAGCTGGCCAAATACGATCCGACCTACCGGTGTGTGATGGAGACGGTCAGCCAGGAGCAGACGCTCACTTCCGAGGAAGGCACGGTCGTTGTGGAATGTCCGTTCGCTAGCGCCTGGGTGGAGAACATCCAGTTGACCAATCCAGTCACGACTGGAAGGACGACGCCATCGTACCTAGACCTTTACTGAGCAAGTGCTTGATATTCAGGCACTTCAGAATGAAAAAGTTCTTAGACAAACCGGCCTGGGCTCAGCGATCGGACGCAACGCCCAGGCTGACAGTCACTCACTAATTCTCTCGCGCGCTCAGTCACTAGGCGAGGGTGTCTGGGGAGGGGTTGGATGCGTGGTTGTGGCCAGCCCCTCCCAAAAGTTTTGGTGTCCAGTGAATCGCGACGATGATACCTTAGAGCCAGTATGGCAACCACGAGATATTTTCGAGGCGTCTACCCAAGGCAAAAACTGTTCCTCAGCAACGGCTCGTACATTCAGTTGAGCGACATTGGAGACGAAGCGGGGATCTACAAAACCGAGGATCCATTCATCCATTCCGAAATCGACAGCATGTTACGGGAGCGCCGCGGCGGTCTACAGGAGATCGATCAGTCAACCTACGAAGATCTAAAAAAAAACGCGAAGCCCTCGCCAGCGCCCTTTCGGGAGGAACTCAGATTCGGAGTCGGGCTCACGCGCAACAATCTTCCAGTGGTGGATCCTCCGCAGTTTCCTCCCCAGGCCACGGACATGTTCGGACAGGTCGCTCTTGCTGCGGCGGCTGAGCCCAATGCACCAAGGCCCGGGGTGGTGAACCTGGACCGCCCGACAGCCACACGACCCCAGTGAGCACCATTGCCTACAGCGATTGGAAGAGAAAACTCAGGGCCGAACTGTGGCCGTACCCCGGGGAACCGAAAAGTCTCCGCCCAGTCCATGACGGATATTTTAACGATGCAATGATCGATCTGGGGAAGTGGGTAGAATGTCTCCAGGCCAACCATACGTCCGTTTTCCCATTCAACTGCACGATGGTCGAATGCGCGAAGACGCTGATTCCGGCTCCGCAGGGCATAATCAAGCGCATCTTCACCATAGCGAATTCGGATTGGTGTAATAAGGTTTTCTATAGATCGGCCAGCTTCACCCGAGTCGAATGCCTGGCCAACATACTCCTGATGAACTGGGTCAGCCCCACCGGCACCCCGATCCAGCAGGGCATTCTGACCCCCACCTCGGAATCGGATAGCGATTGTGGGCGATCGAGGACCGGATACTACGCCATCCGCAGGAAGCGCCTCTACATTGCGCCCTGGATCCAGTCCAACGAATCCGTGATCATCGAATGGGACGGCTACAAGTTGGATTGGAACGACGCCGATCTTCTGGACCAGGACTACTGGACCCGGGAAGTGGAGGCCGCGGTCAAATCGTTCGTTCGCTGGCAGCACAAGCAGAATCATTCGGAGGATGTGCTCCAGGCGAAGATTTCCCTGGACGAGTATCGCGAGCGCCGCGCGGACCTGATGTACTGGTGCGAGCAGCGAATCAAGGAGCGTGAGAATGAAGTGTGCGATGAGGAACGCCTGCCAACCCTGACCGAATTGGAATCCGAAGAAGTTCCAGATGCCGCAGCCGAAACGCCCATCGCCATCATTGGGGACTACGGCTACGCTCCAGCTCCAGGAGGCCAGGACGAAGTGGCGGCGCTGGTGGAAAGCTGGAATCCCAAGGCTGTCATCACGACCGGAGACAATCGGTACACGGAGACATCTCCATTCGCGGTCAGCATACTGGACTACTACGAGGGTCTGATGTCGGACGACATGGTGGCCAACAAGCTCTGGCCGTCCATCGGAAATCACGACTACGACAATGGCGCCGCTACCCTGGTTGATTGGGCGGCCATGTTCACGCTTCCAAACAATGGGCGCTACTACACCGTTCGCTACGGATCCATCCAGTTTTTCATCCTGAACACGGTGGCCTACGAACCCGATGGATACACTCAAACATCCATCCAGGCTGAGTGGCTGCGCGTGATGCTGGCGAATTCCACGGCCCCTTGGAAGATCGTAGTTGGACACTACCCTCCCTACACGAATGGATCTCACAATCCTGGAGTTGCTGCTTTGCGATGGCCATACGATACGTGGGGCGCCGATCTAATGCTCAGCGGGCACAGTCACACCTACGAGCGGTTGGAAGTGGCCGGATTCCCCTACATCGTAAATGGGTTGGGAGGAGCGATCAAGGATGTGGCATTCGTGGCCCCCGGCGTAGGTGTGACTGTGCATCTGCAATACCTGGATGACTGGGGAGCCATCAAGATGATTGCCGATGCCAGTGCTCTGCGCCTGCAATTCATCAACTCCATCGGAACGATCATCGATGACGTGACCTACACCAAGGTTGCCGGAGCGACCATTGATTTCCCATGAGCCTGCCTCTCGACAAGATGGATCTGTGCGGCGTGGATCTTGAGCCAGGCCAGGTAGCGCCGCCTCCGGTGGAAACTCCAACTCAGGAGATCAATCCGCTCTGCGCCGATCCAGCCTACCGGGCTGCGCACCCAGACGAATGCGAAGAATTCCCAAAATTGGTGATTAAACCGGAGAGTGTTTCCGTGTGCCAGCTCCGCTCCACCCAGTTCCAGGCGTTCGTCTATGCAAATGGAGTGGAGACTGAAGTGACGCTGGGGGCATACTTCGAGTCATCCGATCCGAGCATAGCCATCATTGGAGCGAAGGGTGGAAAGGCCACTGGAATTGGAGAGGGAATCTGCTCCATCCGCGCCACCTGGCAGACGCTCACAGCCAATTCCCAGATCACCGTCATGGGCGACGAATGCTGCGATGACGTGGTGGTGGGGATTGCCATCCTGGTGGACAATTCCAGGTCCATGTCCACTGGGTTCGATCCGCTCTACTCTCCCACTCCTGGCGGCGGAGGATCCTACGGAACAAAGCTGACCTACGCCAAGGCCCTGGCCAGGGAGTTTGCCATCCATGTTAACTTCCTGAAGGACAAGGTGGCCATCTTTGAATTCAGCGACGGATCCAAGTTAGATTGCGCGTGGACGCAAGTGAAGGAAACCGCGAAACAGGCGGTCAACTCCATTCCTCAAACTCTGAACACCACAGACATAGAAGACGCCATCCGGGATGCCGCGGCATACTTCGATGAGGACGCAACCATTACACGAAGGGTCATCCTGTTGATCACCGACGGGGAGGACAAGGTGGGCCATGATCCCCTGACGGCTGCCGAGGACTTCAAGTCGTCTGGCGGAGTCATGGTGGTGGCCGGAGTCCGTGCTTGGGGCGACGGGTACGACCTGCTCCAGCAGATGGCCTCCGGAGGGTTCTTCATCAACGGGTACAAGGACACCCAGAATGACGCCTTCACCTGGCTGCGGGGAACCAAGGGCTATTACTGCGCGGCCAACTGCGCGCCTCCGGGCGGCGTCACTGTCCCTCAGGCAAAGCTGAACTACACTGGATTCGTGAACTGGGATGTGGTTCCGCACGTAACCAGCGGCGCGATTGGAACAGTGGACCTCATCGGAGGAGACCCACCGCACGAGCAATTCGATCTGCTTCCCGGAAACGGGATGTACGTGGATCTGGCCGGAAGCTCTCCGGGTCCATTGAACGGCGCCATCGCCGGAGTCTACAACGCATCAATCAAGACGAAGGCCACGTTCGCTGTCACTCTGGGTGAAACTTACGAACTGTCGTTGTTCCTGGCTGGAAATCAGCGGGCGAATGTAGCCGGCTACGAAGTCAACATCCTGGTCGTGGACGAAGACAGCGCCACGGAACTCGTCAACGAGACCGAGACCCTGGACGACTGGGTTCAGGACTTCACACAGTACATCTACAGCTTCACACCCGCGGCTGATGGCCATGTATCCATTCGGATCAGCCTGATCACATATCCAACCGCTTACCCCGCAGACCAGAGTTTTGGAATCCTGCTCGACGTAGTCAAGTTGAGGAATTCTGGAACTGACGTGACGTTGTTCTATGATGATTTTGACGACGAGAATCCGGTGGCGCTTCCAGTGAGTGGATGCACCGGCATATTCGGATATTCGTACGACCAGTACAGCTATTGCGATTGTCTGACCGTTCCAATTCCAGCCCAGTCCGCAGATCCGTACGAGCCAAAGATTGACATGGAGGTTTGATGCGCCGAGAGTGAGTCCTCGATGCAGCGCATCACGCTAGTCGCAAGAATCAACGGATTCAGTGGCTATGGAATGCACGGAATCCAGATCGCGCGAGATCTCACCCGCCTGATTCCCGCCCACGTTTCCATACGGGCCATCAATATCAGCGAGCTGTTTGGCGTCAGGGTCCCAGATGACATCCGGGCCATGATGGTTCATCGAGTACAGCCGGAGGATTTTGAGCTGCTTCTGGATCCACCCATGTTCTTCCCTACACCAGGAAAGCGAACGATCTATTTCACAATGTGGGAATCCACCAAGTTGCCTCCCATTGGTCCCAGGGTTTTGAACATGGCCGAATGCGTGATCTGCCCCACGCTTTGGAATGCCTCCTGTTTCTCGGCGTCCGGAGTCACGGTCCCCATACGGGTGGTACCTCTCGGGATCAAAACCGAGATTTTCAACTACGCCACGCCGGTATCAATCATCCATGCGGACGGAGCCAAGTCGAACTGTGTGTTTGGAACCGGAGGCCGCATGGCGCATGGCGGAGTTCGGAAGGGAATCAATGAAGTGATCCGAGCTTTCCTCAAGGCATTCCCGGACGAGCAAGATGTTCAGTTGCGGGTGAAAGCGTTCCCTGATTGTAAGGTTGAAAAACCAGAGGATCCCAGGGTGGACATTCTTCAGGCCATGCTGACTGAACATCAGATGCGGGAATTCTATGTCAGCCTGACCTGCTTTGTTTCCGCGGCTACCGGAGAGGGATGGGGCCTGATGCAGCAGCAAGCCATGTCTTGCGGTCGCCCCGTGATCTCAGTGGAGTTCGGAGGAGTGGCCGCATTCTTCAACGATCGTGTCGGGTATCCAATAGAGTTCAAACTGGAATGCAGCAAGAATCTTTATGAAGGCTGTGGCTTGTGGGCCGTTCCGAATGAGGATTCGTTGATTGACAGAATGCGGTACGTCTATGAGCATAGGGCCGAGGCCGAGGAGAAGGGCGTCATGGCATCTCAGGCTGTGGCGCATCTTTCCTGGGAGAATTCCAACCGGATGCTCTGCGGAGTACTCAAGGAATTTGGTGTGATATGAAAGTTCATGCTGCTGTCATGAGTTGCGGGGAGCCCTATGTCCTGCGATTGCTGGCCAGGCTTTGCGAGCAGATGGATCCGGGAGAGCGGCTGATCTCCATTGGAATCCGTACTCGACCAGAAATCCTTGACGCCATCCACTATCTAAAATGCTCACACTCCTGTCTGCGTCATTATGAACTCGACAGATGCACTCTTGCTGAGGCCCGAAATCTCGCCGCCGATCTTCTCCCTTCTTCAGATTGGATGGTGACGCTAGACTCCGATGAATTCGTTGGAAAGGAGTTCATGAAGGAGATGCGGTATCAGGCAGATCGATTTCCAGAAGCCACCTGCATCTACCTGCGAAGGGCCAATATCATTCACGGCGGAGATGGACGGATACCCGATCTGGATTGGACTCATCCCGAAGAATATCAGGCGTGGCCCGATTGGCAGCGAAGACTCTACCAGGCCGGTATCGGAGTATGGGGAGAGAATGGCATTTTTGAGGCTGGAGGCCCACACGTAAAATGCGAATCCGTTCAGTCCACGATCACGCACGTCAAACAGAGGACCACCTGCTGGGGGAAGTACCGATCTGGAAATGGACTGAAAACTACTCGATGCCCGCCCATGTTCATTCGGCCATCACACTACCTGTGGGATGCGGGGATCTTCGATGAGGTGGCCATCCACAACTGCTATCGGTTGCCGGAATGGTTCGGAGGTGAAGATGTCATCATAGACTTGGGGGCTCATATTGGCAGCTTCATGTACGCCTGCATGGCGCGCGAGGCAGAGCAGGTGATTTGTGTAGAATCCGACGAACGCAACTATGCGAAACTCACAGAGAACGCGAACCGGTTCAGGGACCAGGTCGTCACCATCTTCTCCGCGGCCTGGAGATCCGATGTTGAGCCAACCAAATTGTCCATGGCAGCGTATGATCAGCAAGACCCGGAGGCCAACACGGGCGGTGGAACCTGCTGCTATGAAACCGCTGGTCCTTTCGTGGGCACCATCAGTCTGGACGAAATCATAAAGCGGGTAGGAAAATCCATTCGATTGCTCAAGCTCGACATCGAAGGCTGTGAGTATCCGGTGCTTTATACCTCATCGATGCTTTCCTCCATCCAGCAAATCACAATGGAGTATCACGGGATTGGATACATGCGCTCGGATGGTCTTACCAATAGGCAAAACAACGCTTCCGAGATGGCTCAGTTTCTCAGGGATCAGCACTTCCACGTCTTCATTTCGCCCACTTCCGAGACCACCGGATACATGATGGCCCTCAACAAGGCGTGGGTGTAGATTGAAAAAGCTGCGGTTGTGGACTATAGAACCATATGCCGGCACCGGTACTGCCATCGGATTTCGAGGCCATCATTGTCCAGCCAGAAGATGATCTCTGCACGGGGTTGAAAAAGACCCTGATTCAGCTTCCCATCCTGATCTACAAACTCTGGAGTTGGATGTTCAACGCAGATGGAACCATCTCGCAGGACTATCTAAACGAACTCTGCCCGAAGGTTTATCCGGCAGATGAGCAAACTGAGGAAACCTAATGCCGTCTCCAATCCTTCCTAACGCCATCAAAGAAGTCATTCCGGGAGGAACCGGATCATTCTGTTCCAGATTCCTGAAGGTCCTGACCCTTCCCAGGCTGGTGTGGGAAATGGTGCGATACTTATTCAAAGAAGACGGAACTCCGAGCGATGATTTCTGCGCTGATCTGGCCATTGCCTGCGAATGCACCACTGGAGGATTCGAGATTCCATGCATCACTCCTCCTCCGCCCAGCGTGACGGCCAGCGATGGAACCTACGCGGACAAAGTGAGGGTAACGTGGACTGCGGTGGCTGACGCTACGCGCTACGATGTGTACCGCAGCACGACGAACGCCAGCGGAACCGCGACATTTCTGGGATCGTCCGTCACTTCTCCATTCGATGACTCAACTGGAGATGTGGGAACGGTCTACTACTACTGGGTGCGCGCGGTGGGTCCTACCTGCACCAGCGCATTCAGCGCATCGGATTCCGGATTCAGCACGGCAGGAGGTCTGGTCAGTGGAAACATGCTCTGGGGGAATCCTGGATCCTATACCTGGGTTGTTCCAGTCGGAGTCACATCGATCGCCGTGGAAGTGGTAGGCGGTGGAGGAAAGGGAGGATCCGGAGGAGGATGCGGTTGTACATGGCCCGGTGTAGCCCATGCTTCTGCCGGCGGAGGCGGAGGTGGAGGATATGCCAAGACGAATACAGTGGCAGTGACTGCCGGGGAAACCATCAGCATTCTGGTTGGATACGGTGGAGGTGGATCTGGTGCGCCATCGACTTCAGGTTCCCCGTCTACGGTGATCCGCGCATCAGACTTGACGATTCTGGCATCAGCCACCGGAGGAGGTCCGGGATCCGGATGTGCTGTTGCAGGGTCTCCATGCGTTGGAATAAACGGCACGGGAGGAGGCCCTGGAGGAGGGGCAGTCGGAGACGTTTTAGTGCTTGGCGTTGCTGGAGGAGCCCCAGCTCCCGGAACATGTCCATCCCCAATTGGTGGAGGCGTTGGGGGCATAGGTGGCCAGACGAACTACTACGGTCCGGGGAGCTGCTTCCCGAGCCCGGGCATCGCCGGGTATCCGGGTCGCGTCAAAATCTCCTGGTAAACCATGGCCAAGGACAAGGCATACCTGACGAAGCCGTTCCACATCCGGCCCATCACCGGGCTGGTGGATTACAGGTCCACGCCTGAGCAGATTCCGCTGGGAGGCTATCGGCACGTAGAAAACTGGGAGGCCCTGGACGATAAGAAGGTTTGCCGGATGCCTGGATGGACCAAGGTGCAGGATGGCGCAGCCCAGTACGGGAACCAGGACTTGCACGATCAGCTTCTCAGCGAAGCACTGGTCGGAGCCTGGAACCTTAGGCAGCCAATCATCTTCCTGTACGAAGCCCAGGACTTATCGAACATCAACCACCTGTTCGCGGCCACTCAGAACCGGCTCTACGCCAAGGTGGAGTCCACCGGAAACTGGAGGATCATCTGGGATACTCTCGCCGACGGCGTCACGGCCCCCGGAGGAACGCCAGTCGCTGGCTGCCCCAACATGATGTGGAGCGCAGCCACTCTGAACGATACATGCGTATTCACAAATGGAATAGATCCTCCGGTCTACCACGTCATCGACCAGCCAGCCATCGAGGCGTACAGCCAATCCGTTTCAGTAATAGATGACCTGGTAGATCTGAATGTGACGCGCGCGGGTGTCTGTTCCATGTGGAACAATCTGATGCTGCTCATGGACGTAACCATGGATGGCCGGCGACACACCAACCGGATCATCTGGAGCGACTACAAGGCTCCGCTGTCCTTCCGACAGTCCAAGGCGTCCCTGGCCGGCATGAAGGATCTGGACAATGGGGAGATCATCCTGGCCGCAAAAGCCCTTGGAAACTCCCTGCTGATCTACACAAACCGCGGGATCTGGGAAGCAACCGCGGTCGGAGGAGAGACGGTGCTCTCATTCGTGAAGAGGTTCGAGGCAGATCGTCGCGGAAGCCGAACACTGGTCTATCCAAGAACACTGGTGTCCGATGGATCCTCCCACTGGTACATGGGTCAGGACGGAATCTACAAGTTCGACTTCTATACCATTGGTCCAGAACGGATTGACTGGATTCACAAAGCGAGCGCAGTCATCTATGATGACCTGAATACCAACTGCGCCATGGCCTGTGCTGGCCATCATAGCAAGAAGAAAACCCTGTGGTTCTCGTGGGGCGGGGCAGCGGATTCCTGCCCAACCAAGACCCTGACCATCAATACCCAGTATCCGTTCGCATCCTACACGGGATTCGGATTTACGGCCTTCTGCAACTTCGGTCCAACCTCAGGCATGTCTCTAAGGCAGTGGATGATCGACAACTGCATCTGCACGCCTTCTGAAATCTCAGCCGACGCGATGATTGGTCTGATCAACGAGGGAGAAATCTGCGTGACCGAAACCCAGGACTGCCCGGTCATGGTGGATGCGATCTATTCCAACCAGATCGTTCCGGACACCGATGATCCCACCATTCTGTCCGAAGATTATCTGGCTGAAACATTCACGGTCGGTTCGCTATGTGATAAACTTGCTGGAGTGGGAATCGACCTATGCGATTCTGAAATTGGCTCCGGGCAGTGCAACCCGGTGGAGCTGTTTGTCATGGCATCGGCTGAAGACTGGTGCCTGAAGGAATTCAGCGAAGTCTACTACCGAGAGCGATGTCTGAATTTCGAGGGCTGTAATGCGGTGAACTCCGACTACACCAAGCTGGGCTATCGATCGATCCTCAGAAGTGGGGCTGTGGACCTGAACATGCCGGACAGCGAGAAGACCTTGCAGGGGTTCGCGTTGGAGGCATTCCCGGCAATTCAAACCATTCCATCTCAAGTTGAATTGAGAGTGGGATCTGCCACTCAGGCCATTGATCCAAACGCCGAGACCGACAAATGTTTCATCATGTGGGAGGCCCAGGACCCACAGCTCTTGGAATGTCTCAGTGCTTTGAATCTACAGGAAAGCATCAATGACGGAAGCAGACCTGACTCCGACATCTCGTGGGGCTTATTCATGACTGGTAGATACTTGTACTATGAGCTGACCATCACAAACCCAGGCGGAAACCCAGTTGACTCTGGAGGACAATGCTGTCTGTCCAGGTTGACGCTCACCGCGCGCGTTGATGCAGGAGGATCGCCCTGATGGCAACCGAGCAGGACAGGAAGGACTTCTCCCGTCGCGGATCCTACAGGCCGATAACAGTGCCAATCAAGGTGCTGCCACAGTTCTCCAACACGCTCAACATCCGAAGGCCAGAGGATCGGGCCGCCTGGAACAAGATGGATGCCTCCTTGGACGAGTGGAGGAAGACGCTCCAGATGCCAATCGGGAATGCGGGAGGAAACATCGCAACTCCTTCGGAAACAGAAACCGAAGCAGCTCCAATAACCATCATCCAGCAGGTTACACCGGCTGTAGCCCCACAGTCAGAGCTTGCTAAATTCGATGACCTGGCTATGCAAAATGCATCGGACAGCGTTTTATTCGGAATCAAGATAAGGCCGAATCCAGACGGAGAGCTGGAATGGTTTCTGAGCCCAAAGGCTCTGTTCGTCCGAAATGTTTCCGATAACTATGTGTATGAGGTATTTATCAGGAACAACCCAGACGGAGTTCCGGAATTGATTGTGGGTGAGTGCTACCTTGACTGGCCTGGAGGCTCCAAAAACACCTGGAACGAAGTACTCGACAGAATTCTATCAAGAAGCATTCCCGACAATATCGTATATGAGATCAAATTGCGCAACAATCCTGACGGCCTTGCTGAGCTTTTTGTGGCTGGCGCTGCCTGATGGTATTCGTGCCGCCAGTACTTTTGGGCCTCTCCAGTACAACACGAACACCTATATCTTCAGCCCGAGATATGCCATCGGGTCTAATGTGCTTGCCGGAACCAACGTAACGGTTACTGTTTTACCAGACGGAAGGCTGCAAATCGGACTCGGAACCAATGTGCTAACATCTTCAGGTGGAAGCGCAATTTCAAGCATAGCTACCAATCCTCCGGTCCCGGGAGATCTGTTGGTGGGAACCACGAACGGACTGTGGTACAGACTGGCCAGGGGAACAGCGGGCCAGATCGTCAAGATGAACGGGACCAACGTAGAATGGGGAGCAGACAATACAGGACTTGCTGGAGGTGGGATTACGACGATCAATTCGGCATCCAATACCACTCTATTTCTGGTATATGGAACCAACGGAATAGTTCCTAACTGGACAGATAACGCCAACGACACTATCACCAACAATATGCCGTGGGCTGGGCCTGTGAACAGCGGAGCCCTGGACACAAGAGACTGGGCAAGATTCAATTCCCTATCCACCAATCAATGGTCCACAAATTTCTCAGGGATTGTCTACGTGTCCACCAATGGCAGCGACTCCTGGATCGGCACCATGCTGTTCCCATACAAGTCAATAGGCCATGCGCTGAGCAACGCCCCGGACGGATCAAGGATATTGCTGGAAGCTGGAGACTATCCGCTGTACGGAGTCAAGCATCTCACCACGGACAGCCAGGGGAACGCCAACCTCATCAATCGCAAGAACCTGTGGATTGACGGAGGAGATCAGGCCAGCATCAGCAGCACAAACGGCTGGAGTATGGTCGTGATGCGAGGCTGCTCAAACATCTGGTGGGACGGAGTGACATTCAAGGGAGGCAAGGAAGCGCTCATGTCTGACCCGGAATGGAGGGCGGCCAGCAACGCAGTAGTCACAGTGGACATATTCGGAGCATTGACAGTCGTGGACTGCTCCAGAATCCACATCAGCCGGTGCAATTTTGAGGATCTGTATGACCACGGACTTTTGGTCGATGCGCCCACGAGCACATTCCCGACGACCAACGACTGCTATGTGGTGGATTCGACTGCCAGAAACATAGGTCTGTGGAGGGATAGCGGAGGCGCGTGGTGGGATGGTGGCGGATTCGTGGTCGGAGCAGGCTGGAGGGTGCACAACTGCCGGGTCAAACGATGCGGCGCAGGCATCGAACCGTATCCGATGCGGAATATCCCGGATCTTCCAGCAACCATCATCACCAGTTGCGAGGTCGTAAATGCGATGGCCGCAGCCTATGGAGCAGACTCCTCCCCTATTCTGATGATGGGGAATTCCGCCATCATGGACGGAGATACCAATGAAATGATCTTCGGGCTGACAGGAAACCGAGGCATCAGCATCGCCTACGCGAATGGCAGTGAACTCGTCAACAACTACGTGTCCGGCTACTACAGCGGAGTGGAGATCAGTGGCAACAACACAAACATCACCGTGGGCCAGAACAGCCTCAATGGAGGATCCCTGGCCATCAAGATTTCTGGAAACAACGAGAGCCTTCAGATCGCGGACAATAACGTCTGGCAGCCCTCAAAGGCGGGCCTGATTTTCGTCTCGGCCACCGTGCGGAACTCCCAGTTCAGAGGCGGGGTCTGGAGGGACGTGGCCCCAAGCCCGTACACGGCCTGCTTTTATGCTGCGGATTCCACGCTGAGCAACATCACGTTTTCTGGAACAGTCATCGCCAATTCGATTCCCACGAACTACGCCTTCTACATCTGGAACACCACGGCCAGCGCGATCCAGCTCCTGGACAACGCATGGACTTTCCTGACATCGGAGCACAACTTCAGCGCGGCCTCTGTGACGGAATATAGAGGGCGCGGTTCATATACGATCAGTGGCGCGATGAGCGCAGGAACGCTGATCCTGACGAACTACGCTGAGGGAGAGGTGCCGCATTGGAACGCGACGATGGGACGATTTACCAATGCCACTCCATCAACTGGTGGTTCTGGAATTGAAACCAATGCAGTGCTGACAAATCTGGTCAATGCTGAGTTTGTCGCTAACACGAACGGGACCATCCTCTACGTCACCCCAACCGCAACTGGAGATGGAATAAAGGGCAGGCAGGATAAACCATACGGTCTGACCAACGCTGTCAATGCGGCAGTTTCCGGGGATACAGTTCTGATCGCATCCGGTGACTATCCAATCAACACACTGCACTATTGGGGGGTGGGAGGGAATTTCCGGGGTTCACTGCATCTGGAGGGCCGACGCAATATCGTTTTGCAGGGACAGGGAGTGGTCAACCTGTGGCTGACGAATGGCGGCATCGGAGTCATGCTCTACAATGTGGAAGGCGTCCAGATTCGAGGGCTGACCTTCCGCAACATGAAGTCCGACTACGTGTGGACGACGGGCGGCGTGTCGAACGCGTTGGATGGGCTGGGTGAGGTCTACGGGTCCATCACCATGTTCCGGTCAACCAACGTGACGGTCAGCGATTGCCAGTTCATCGACAACTGGGGATGGGCCATCGCCCAAGCGCAGATGGGGCTGACCATCCCATGCACAAACGGGATTATCATTGAACGCTGCCGGGCCTTGAGTTGCGGAGCTTCTACCACCACGCTGCCGTCGGCTGGCGGCGGGTTCAACCTCGTTCCCGGAGCGCTGGTGAGGGATTGCACGATAGATCAATGCATGCACGGCGTCTGGTTCTACGTTCCAGGGACAGCCATTCTGCCCGCTCCAGTGGTCGAGAGGACGTGGTTTCTAAACTGCAATGATAACGGCATCACGTCGGATGGTTCTCAGTACGTGAAGGGAGCAGTATTCCGGAACAATCATTTCCTGAGAGCCACAAACTTTTCATTCTCCATACCCTACATGCGGACCAACCTGAATTCGCGGCATATCTTC